CCAAACTTTGACGGTGTGGCTCGCTAGAGCTTCGGTAAAATTCGTTTCCCAGAACCACGCCTGCTCGCGCGGCATCTTCCAGTTCCCGCCCATGATCCGAGCCAAATAATCGGTCGAGCGGATGTAGAGTTCCGCTTTGTGCATCATGCGCTTTGTTTCCTCGCGCATCTCCCACGGTTCCGGGATCGGGTTTTTCTTCAGCCAATCGGCTTCGGGATAAAGGTCGCTCGCGCACGGCCACGTAATAAACATAGGCATGAAGCGTCCACCCTTACCCCACTGCGCCTTGTAGTAACGCCACTTATCGGCTTGCCAACTGGTTGCATCTCCGCCCGTGCCTTCCAGCACGAAAAACAGTTTTCGAGTTGAGTGCGTGGCGCGGAACAAGCCTTCCTCTAAAGTCTTTTTTGGAGCGGGAATGTCGGCAATTTCGGTTATGTGGACGAGCTGCGGCGTCCAGCCTTGCGCGATTCCGACTGCCTGAGATCCGGACTGGATAGAGAGAATCGAACCGTTCGCCCACTGCGGCTTGTCCATCTTCGTTCCGCTTTGTGGCGGCACGAGCCAAAACGGTTGCCGCTGCCAGCAGGTATCGAGGATGCGAGCCAACAGCATCGACGTTCGGCCTTTCACGGACGCCATGACGCCTTGCGTGTTCGGGAGAAAGAGTAAGCGGTGCAGAAACTTGAGCGCGACTTTCGTGCTGATGCCGACTTGTCGAGCCTTCATGCAAAACAACTCGATGGCTACTTGCTGCTCGTCGAACGGATCAAGGATACGGTCAAAGATTTCCTGTGACTTGCGGTTCTTGAATTTGAATACTTCTCCGGCCTCATCGCAGATGTAGGCGTAGCGCGTCTCCCAATAACTTGAGTCCGCGAAGCACATGAACTGTTCGTTGACGATAAAGTCACGGATTTCTTTTTTCCGTTTTTCCGTTAGCCGCACTTCCGGTTTGAAGTCGATGTAGCGGCTGGACTGGGTTTTTTCGATGCGGATGATGCTGTCGATATAGCTGGAGAATTCTTCGACCCTAGAAAGCGACTGCGGTTCTGGCCTCCAGCCTTCGCGTACCGCGAAGTCGTCGAGAGTCTTCTGAATGATCTTTGGCGAGTACATCAATTCTCTCGCGACAACATTTTTTGCCTGCGATCCTGCCAGTTTTGCTGCGGCCCGGTAATCATGGGGAACACGTCGTTCACGTCTGGACTGACATCCTCAACAATATCTTTCGGCGGTGGCTGCTGCACGCCTTGCGGGAAGTTCAGATTCAGGTTCATTCCCTTCGGCGTCGGCAGGAATCCGACTGCTTCATGGAGCATTCTGCGGTCCTGCACGCCTCCAGGAGAACACGCGTACAGAAGACTTGCGCGGAGTACGTCAGGGTGCTCGGCCATTGCCATGACCGCGCTTTTTTGGGCCTGCGCCGAACGAAAGGAAAAGATCATTTCCCCCAAGAGTTCCGAGAAATCCACTTTCGCTTTCACGGCAACCGCTTCGAGCAAGCGGTCGTTTGCCAAGTGCCTGCGGTCTTCAATCGGAACCGCATCATACACGCGGAGAAATTCAGCGGCTACAGGCTTGATAGAAAAGCGCAGCGCTTCGACGGCGGCTAGGATATTTGGGCGGCTTCCGAAAATTGGGGAGAGTGGAGGGCATAGCGCGAGTTCTTCGGGACTAACTTCCATCCGGTACAGAGCCGCTTCTTTACGGTTGAGGTTCGCTTTTGGAATCGTCAAAGCGTTTTTGGAAGCGGCTGGCAACTTGTTCGGTTTCGCCGATCCACTCTGAGTCGGCGCGGTCACTGTATTGCTCTTTTTTTTCATCGCTAGGTCTCTCAATCACTGCTGGACGGCGCGGTTTTTCTTTGGGATAGGCTTTCTGAAACTTTTTCTCTTCCAGACCCGCGAGCTTTGCCAGTGCGTCGGCGATGCGCTCAGCGGCGTGCACTAAACGGAGACTTCGGTGGTAGTCAGAAATCTCGTCGCTCACGGCTTCGCCTTGCGAGCAGCGTATTTGACATGCCGCGTCGTCGCTTTTCCGTCCACGACCGTGGTCACAGGCACGGGCTGTTGCGTGTCCACGCGAACTTGGTTCGGCGGAGCGGGTTGCACGATGACATTCGACTCCTCGACGTATGCCGGCGTCCCTTCGATCCCCGTTTCGACCGACTCCATGACCTCGTGGTTGTCTTTCACTTCGCGGCCAAAGTCGCTGAGCGTCAGTTTTATCGAGATTTCCGCTTTGAACGATGTATACGCGTTATCGTCGTGCAGGTGACCACTCTTGTTGAGTTCGTGCTCGACGGCGTAGAGCAGCGCGTTTTTGACTTCCCGGCCGCTCAAAGGCTGCGGCTGAAGTTTTTCGTTATCCATCGGTACTCCTCATTTCAAACGGTTCAGCAGAAATTCGTAAGCCAACTTATTCCAGTAGGCATCGTTGATAGCGTTGTGCTCGGTTGCTCCTTGTTTTGGGAGTGGCGGATTTCCTAGCGAGTCGCACAACTGTTTGATGTCCCGACAATACATCGGCCATCCATTCGGCAAATCAAGCATCGTGCCGAAAAGCTGGGCGAAGACGACCCAATCATAATCGGCGTAGTAGCCCCAAAATTCCGGCTTATCCGCACCGATGAAATCTCTAATGCCTTCCACCATGTCTGTACGGCTACTTTGCGCATGATTCCCAAGATGAGCGATGACGTTTTTCTGAACCCAGTCGTTTGCGTGCGCGTAAACCCACCAATCCCCAACCGCGTAGAATTCGCGACCATCTTCAGAAACAATGCCGATGCTAATAAGTTCAATCGGATGTTCCATTCCCCGCTCGATGAATTCCGTGTCGAGAAAATACTTCATCTCACCAAACCACCTTCTTGCGCTCCAAATTTGGAGCGATCTTGTACCGACGCTTTAGAACCTCAAAGGCTTCCCGCGTCTTGCGAAACGGTCTATGCCGCCCAGCTTCGACGTTTCTTACCGTCCTTACACAGAGCCCAGTCGCCTTCGCGAACTCGGCTTGCGTGAGCCTTTGCCGGATGCGCCAGTGCCGCCAGGATCGCCATTGCCTCACTAGACTGCCCTTTTGAGCCACGTCACAAATTTTGAAAGCACTTGGAATGGGTCGAGAACCACAACTTTTGCTCCATTGCCACTCGACATATGCCCTGGGCGATTTTTCTGTAGGGATCGTCGTCGCTTGTGGGGAGCAAAATGTCTCGGTTTATTACTGAGCTTCATGTTATGCCTCTACATTAGTGGGCGCTTGCGGCACGGGTGCCATCTCAGAGAACGTCTTCCCTCCACGGAGTCGGACGTACCTTTAGGAAGCATCCTGCTGTGCGCCCGTCTTGCAGGAACTTCCCCGTGCCGCATCCCCTCGGCTACGACAACTGGTTAATCTGCATCCCGGTCGGCGTTGTCGGCGGTGCCGGCGTAATTGCCACGTTCACCGTCGCGCTGACCGGCGTGGGCGCCCCCGGAGGCGTGTAATTGCTGGTAGATGTCAGGTTATAACTCGATCCCGCGGGACTCACGACACACGCTGCCGAAACCTGGGTTCCATCGGTTGATGGGGTTAAAGAAATGTCGGCTGTGTCGTCCACCGACCATGCAAAGGTTGTTCCTGTCGGGAATACCGATCCCGGAGGAGTAGCCACTTCCTGAAATACGCTGGTGCCGCCCGCTGCTGTGCTCATTTCCTGCTCCTTATGATTAAGTTGCCGAATCTCCATCCCGTGCGGCGCTTGCAACCAGTTGACTAAGCGGTTGATCGCTTCAAGGATTAAATCGGCCTCAGAAAACAGACTATCCTCATTCGCGATAATCTGTTCGAGAATTTTCCTTATGCCATCGTCATCCCGGGATCGCTCCAAATTTGGAGTCCGCTCAGCCTTTTTGGTTTCAAGCGCGACCAACTCCGCGACAGCCGAGGCGACAAACTTCCAGCGCTCGTCCATTTGACTCAGTTGCCAGTGGTGGCATGGCGTATCCCTTGGGGGAGGTCCGCATTCCGTGCAGATGAATTTCATCATAAAAGCCTTACTTCTGTTCTAACTCAAAATGCTCGCCGCGAAACGTCGTTTGGGCGTCTTTCGCTGTTCCCTGATCGAAGATGGTGTACGGGTCATTCCCCGGGCCGTGATTAGGCGCGTAGGGGCGATGGCCGTCGATTAAGAAGAACTCGCAGGCTTCATGCCGCTCGACGAGAAGAATCTGCTCTAGTAGCCATCGGCACCATGAGCGTTCGTCGAACGCGGCGGGTGGAACGATCATGTAATGGTTCACCCGCATCGTCTGCTCAGGATGGTAGCTGTCTTGGCAGGTCAAGCAGATGACCAGCGTCAGCCCTTCACTACCTTGGTTCCGGTCGATGTCGGATAATTCGAACCGCCAACCAGCTTTGTATTGCAACCGTTTTACCAGCCCTTTCAACAACTCCGGAAAGGGAGCAATTTGTTTCATCGTTTCTTTTGTCATAACGTCTTCCCGCCCAGCGCCAATAGCAGCACCAACAAAATTACCACCGACAGGACGAAAACCGTCTCCTCGAACCGCGTCATGGGTACCTCTTAGTTCGCTGCGCTTTAAGTTTGTCAGAGTTCGACAGTTTTTGAAATTCCTCAGCCGTTAGCTTCCTTGAGCCGACCCAGCCTCCGCTTTCTTTTCCTTGGCCTTTGCTCTTTCCTTCCCCGCTTGGATCTTTTCGTAGGCTGTCGCCCACTGCGCCGGGCTCGACTTGTGGTCCTCCCTCAGCATGTGCTCCTGATACTGCCTCGCCAACTCCCCCTTGCCTTTTTCCCCTCGAAGCACTTCCCCGCACACGCACGTCATCTCGTCCATCTCCATCTTTCCCCTCCCCCACCTCGTTCCTCAGCGCCCGAATCGCAAACTCCCGTATCGTTATCCCCTCCTGCGCTGCCCTGATCCGCACCCACTGCACTACTTCATCTGGCACATTCCTGAGATTTAAATCCACGTCACGGAAGTTACATCTGTAACGTACCTTTGTCAAGCTAATTGTGTAACAGATGTAACGCGTGTAACCGTCACAGACGTTACGGTTGTAACTTATTTTATTTTTTCTTTTTTGTTACACGTGTGACGCAAAGGCGTCGAAGCCTCCGCTCACCCCTAGGCCCCGGACAACCTCTCAACCTGACTACTAGGCCGGCATTACCGTCGCTATGCCTACGCTGTCCCCACGCCTATACCATCAGTAGTGCCAATTCACCTGAATAGATGTACAGACCACGTAAACCGCTGATTACATGCCAATCGGCCGCCAATCACGTGCGCATTAAAAAGTACAGTTGAATCACATAGTTGCGCCAACGTGCGTCCCCATTCTGGCGGTTGAGAGGACACTGGGATCGGTCTGGTGCGCTTCGTAGTAGATTGGTGGGTGATTGGCAGGCGATCCGCAACCGACTCGGAATAAAGCAGTTTATGGGCGCACCGATAAATATGCGTACTAATATGAGAATTAACTTGACACGTTTGTCTGGTTATGGGAAGATGCTGGGAGATTGAGGCGCAACCAGCGACCTTAAGGAGAAGAAGATGGCGATGCTAGCGGTAGCAACGAAACTAAAACCCACAACCCCTATAAACCATGAACTAGACGCCCAGAAGGCTTATGCGGCTCTGCTCTTGAACCGGGCATGGAATCATCTATGGCTTGATTCCGAGGATCCGCGGCCGCTGGGCGCAGAGCTGGCAGTGCTGTACAGCGCGATGCAGGCGGTGAAATATGGCAACTAGCCTCTTTGCCAACCCACAGCCCCAGATGCCTCTGGGATTTCCGGAACCGCTTACTGAGAAGTACAGACCAAGATCCTTTGATGGCTTTGTCGGCTTGGAGAAGATTCGCAAGTGCATGAGCCGATTAGCCGCGACGCCGTTCCAGTCGGCATGGTTGTTTATCGGTCCGAGCGGTACCGGGAAAACCACGATGGCTTTGACGCTGGCAGAAGCGATGCCGGCAGAGCTGCACCATATCCCGAGCCAGGAATGCAACCTTGAGAACATCGAACGGGTGCGGAGAACGTGCCAGTACGTGCCCATGGAAGGCAAGAGAATGCACCTGGTCCTCGTTGACGAAGCCGACAGGATGACGGATGCAGCTCAGGTATCGCTTTTGAGTAAACTCGATTCCACAAACTTCCCTCCGAACACTGTGTTTGTATTCACTTGCAACGATTGTTCCCGGTTAGAGCCTCGATTCCTATCGCGGCTAAGTGTCCTTGAGTTTTCAAGCTACGGGATCGCGAAGGAAGCAACCGAGTTGTTAGCGCGGGTCTGGGATGCGGAAACGGATAACCCAGCAGAGCGACCGAATTTTCAGCGGATCGTGAAAGAGTCTAACAATAACGTTAGAGAAGCACTCAACCGCTTACAGGTTGAGATCATGATGGCCTAACAAGCGGTTGAAACCAGAACCGCAGGAGAAAAAACCAATGAAAAACTACCTGACACTCGCACTGCTCTTAGCGCTGGCGGCATTCGCCGGTGCGGAATCCAAATACGTTCTTGCCAGCAAGAGACTTAGCACGCGGTCGGTGGCGGTCTCTTGCAACAATGGCGGGGATCCAACCGGCACGAAACTCGGCGATACGCTGATTATTTCCTGCGGGAACTAGGTCACCATCGGATGCATTCGCAGTGCATCCTGTTGGGTATCTAACCCAAGAAGCCTCTACCGAGAGGCAGGAGAAAAGACAATGAGACCAGAATTTGACGCACGAGATGCCGGGATACTCGCCGAACGCGAGCAGCTATTCAACCAAGTTGCTGGACCCAGAGTAGGCGATTTTCTGCGCGTTGCCGATGGAGTGCTGCGCTTCACCCACGATTGGGGCGAAGATATTCAGACGACCGTAGGAGCTAAACATCCTTGTCACGGCGATGCTTCTTTCTATCTATCAGACGGATACGCCTCATTCAGCGGATCGCTTGATCCTGCCATCGACAAGGCAAAATTGCGTGACACGGGTGAGACGCTGGAAGGATCGTTTTGGTTCTTTCACCACAACTTTGCGGGTGCAGGCTGTGGCGTCTATTTCAAGATGCGTTGCCGAGTTTTTGAACTAACCCCTGAAGCCAAGCACTCTATTGCGCTTCATAAGGCTCTGGCCGCTATAGCGAAGATTCGCCCGTTCGCTGATGATGACGCGTTCAATGAATACGCGGTTTTACAGTTGGAAAAGGGCGAAGCCGTGTATGGCATTAAACTTTGATCTGCTCCCGCGCTCAATTCTCCGAGCGGAAGCGGCGTTCTGGTTGGTAACCAGTCCCGGTTCGGTACGCAAGCCGAACCACTAAAAAGTACTCCAAATTTGGAGCGAATTTATATGCTAAAACAGTACATCGAAACCTTGCTGGGCGGCTTTTCCGTGCCGCTCTTAATTCTCCTCGTCTCCGCCTTTCGCCGCGACTTGGAACGCCGACGAGCCGACCTAACAACCATGATCGGTTACACGCTCTACGTCGCGCTCGCGAGTAACGGCCTAGCCATGCATTTCAGCGGATCCTCGTACGATCCTGCTTTTCTCAGGGCAGACGCCATTCTAGGCTTCAATCCCATTTCCTTCGCCGATGCGATCGCCCGACACCAGGTTATTACTTTGGTTCTCATGGTCGCCTATATCGCTTTACCCTTAGTGATTGGATTGACTTGGGTGCTTGAGCAAAGCCTCCGGATGCGCCGCGCGGTTCTGATTGGCGGATGTTTGTGCTTCGCCTGTTATGGCCTGTTCCCCGCAGTGGGGCCCGGGCATTACGACTGGGCGAACCAGATGCCAATTGCGGACTCCCCCATGAACTGTATGCCGTCGATGCATTTGACATGGGCTCTGCTTTTGGTTCTAAACGCGCGGTCGCAGTGGTTACGCTGGATGCTCTGCGCTTACGTTCTCCTCATCGCAGTGAGCACTTTGGCCCTGCGGGAGCACTATCTAGTCGATTTGCTAGCGGCTGTGCCTTATACGTTCTCTATTCAGTGGATTAGCGGCATTATGGAAGTGAAAGCACCGATTTTACAATTACAGGAGGTTCCCCATGGCCGACGTTAAAGCAGCAAGCCCAGCACCTTACGACTGGCACGAAGTTAAACAGTTTCTTCCTCCAATTGAAGAGGCGGTCGTCATTCATCAGTTGTTTTACGGTTGGGCCGTTTGGACTGGCGCAAACTGGATGTTCGTTGATCGGAGCGGAAATCGCAGCCATTTGGCATGGCAACCCGAATACTGGCGGCGCGAATACCATCCGCAGAATCCGGAGGTTCCCGATGGCCGACGTTAAAGCAGCAACGGGGTGGAAGGCAGATGATCTGCATGAAGCGGAACGACCGTTTCACCAGAGAAATAAAGTCTTTTACGTCGTGACGAATTGGGGTGAGTTTAACGAACTATTCAGAACTCGGCGCAATGCTCTCGCTCACATTCTGCGCGATCCGGAGGTAACGAAACACTCTTGGCGAACGTTATATGAAATTAGACGGATGCGTTTGATTCCGTTCATGGAAGGCCGAGCGGAGGCCCGGAATGTCTGACGGAGCAACGCCCGGACCGTGGATAGTGAACGGCTTGACTCAAGCAAATTTATGGCGAATTGACGGTTGTGGCGAAGGTGCGAAAGTCGGGGTCGAAATGCTGCTGAATCCCGTCGCTCTTGTGATACGGCCAGAGGATGCCAAGTTCATCGCCGCAAGCCCGACCATGTATGCCTACATTCAGAAGAAAGCGGAGGACGGAGATGTCGAAGCTCAATCCATCATCGCCTGTGTCTGACGGAGCAACCTTTACACCCGGACCGTGGAGTGTGGAGAATATTTTGAATATCTTGCAACACGGTCCAGATAGTTGGGCGGATCATCGCGATGATGAGGCCAACGCTAGGCTTATCGCCTCAGCCCCAGAACTCCTAGAAGCACTGGAAGCCGATCCGACAATCCTGCAAGAGGCCGCTGATTATTTGTTCAATGCTGGCGATGGCCCAATGGTGGACAGACTTCGTTTGCTTCAACAGATACAAGAGGCGGCCATCAAGCGAGCCCGAGGCCAGCGATGAGCATTAAAACCGTCCAAGTGGAAGCCAACCAATGCGGCTGTGAAATCTGTAGCCATGAGTGGATAAGCCTTGTCATTCCTTCGGCTTGCCCTAACTGCCACTCGCGGCGATGGAATGGACGCAAGAAAGCCGGTCGCCCACGAACCATTGCGCAGAAGATCGCGCAATGATCGAACTGCGGCCGGTTTGCATCTGCGAAGCCTGTGGGCATGTTTGGGTGCTCTTAGCCGAGAGACCTCCGGCGCAGTGTCCGCAATGCCGCTCCCGCAAGTGGAATAGAAGCCAGTGGACGAAAGAGATTAGAACCGAGGATTGGTAAGGTGTCACAACTTTGCCCTAGCCCTTGCGATATCGAATTGAAAACGAAAGGGAAAATATGATTAAGCTGAAACCAAAAGCGAACTGGAAGAAGTTCAATCACCCGATGGGAGGAGATTGGTATGCATGGGGCGATTGCAGCGTTCATATCGCCAAAGAACAGGGGCTCTGGCACATCTCCATTTCGGTTCCGTATCGCTATCCAACGTGGGACGAAATCTATACGGCTTGGTACGACCTCGTTCCCGATGCCGCCGACATTCAAGGGGCGATCATCCTGCCGCGCAAGAGCGAGTATGTCAATATCCACCCGAACTGCTTTCACGTTCACCAACTGGAAGACGCAGAAGTACCAGGCGGGGTTATCCTGTGAATCCTGCCGTCGCTTACATGCGTTGTTCCGGGAAAGCCTCTCTCTTCGGCGATACTTGGGATCGGCAAATCGAAACCATCCAGCGGTGCGCCTCTACTAAAGGCTACACGATGGAACGTGAATTTCGCGAGGAAGCCGTTCCCGGGAAGATGGACGAGGAGCACCGGCCGGCGTTTCAGGAAATGATTGCCACGCTTTTGGGGAACGGCTGTAGAACCATCATTGTTGAGTCCTTAGACCGCCTAGCGCGTGAGTATCGGGTGCAGGAGCAGTTAATCATCTACATCGCAAGCAAGGGCTTAACGCTCATCTCCGCGAACACAGGAGAGAATATTACCGAAGCCATGATGGGCGATCCCATGCGGCGGGCCTTGGTGCAGATACAGGGAATTTTCGCAGAACTCGATAAAAACATGATCGTCGCCAAACTCCGCAAAGCGAGAACGCGGATGCGCAACGCCGGCGAACGCTGTGAAGGCCGTAAGCCGTACGGGACTCGACCGGGGGAAAAAGACATCCTGACGAGGATTATTCAGTTACGCTTGGCCGGTCAGCGCTCGGATGAAATCGCTATTTTATTGAATCAAAGCGGAGTTCCAACACGCTACGGAAAACGCTGGCACGGCGGAACTGTGAGCAAGATCCTAAGCCGGGTCGCTACTTCTTCAGTCTCTAGCAGGATGCCCCGCTGACAAATGATTAAGTTTCATGGCTTCTCCTTGGTAGGGCTTTCTGGTGCTGATGCGCTCGCCACTAATACTGCGTCCAATTCGCGTAGAAAGTGGGTTTGGTAACTCACGAGTCTGTCAGCGTCAAATCGGCGGTTCATAAAATTCCGCAAGCCTTCCAGAAGCATTCGAGTTACGAGAACGGTTTCGACCGCTGGCGCTTCTACGACCCCAGTCGTCGCCCCGCAGGATAAGCACTTGAACTCTTTCGGAATCATCTCGGCTCCGCAAACGTGGCAACTGGGATCGTCTGGGCGTGGGTGAACTTCGGAGACGAAGTTGGCTGCTCCTGCTATTTCAGGTCTCCGATATGGACAATCACTCCGCACTTTTTCAGGAAGTCAGCATCGCTATCAATCGCCCGGTAAAGCATATCTAACAGCGATTCGTTCTCTATGTAAACAACCGGCTTTGGCCCATTCTCGTCACATAGCCAAATGCTGTCTTTGGGCAGATATGGCCAGACCCGAACTGGAATTCCGAAAAGCTCTTGCTTAGGAGTGTTCGTCATCGCTCACCGCCCTTCCAAGTCACGCTGACGGTGTCGGATTAAAATTCCTAGTGCTGTCTCCACAGCATCCTCGAATGCACTCGGCAGACGCGGATTCATAATCTGATTTCTGGTCCGAGCCATTTCCCGGCTGCACTCAATCAACACCTGTAGCTCCTCTAACTCTTCGTTTTCTGGCTCGCGGTAAGGCGTGGGCTGCTTGGTATCGCTCATCGACTCCTCAATTCTCAACCTTTGTATTCTGCGCTTCGTCGCTTCAGGAAGAGCTATTCGGGGTCCCTACCCTCAATCCGTATGCCGTCCTGCGTAATTTGTGAACCCGCGTAGACGCAATCATTCGGCTGATTCCTAGCGATGAGTTTCAGGAAGCCTTCGAGTTGATTAGCGGCGCGTTTGATGGCGGTTTTATTGCCATGGCCTTCGTAGCGTAAGATTCCCCAAAGAGTTTTCACTTCTTCCTCAATTACCGCACGATGCACAACAATCATTGTCGTTCTCCTCTCCAGACTGTACGTAGGGACTGCGCCACGTGTTCACCGTCCGCCTCCGATACGTGGCCTACGGGCGCGGTCAATCCTCTGGAAGGATATCGTTTGGGGGAGCGATGTAAGTACGAACACAGCGGGGAGCGCAGCCACGAGGATCACTCGTAGCACAAGTGACGGCACTTTGGTCGATTTGATACGATCCCCTTGGGCATTCCCACTGTCCATGCTCGACAGTCGATTTAGAGTTCCAGAAAGCTGTTGGGTCAATTGCCACCTCCTTTCTCCGCGTACTGCGGGCTCATTTCGCTTCTCCTGTTGGCGGGTTGACTGAGTTCAAACGGTACGCTCGACTTCCTTGCTGGACGTGTGTATCGGCGGGACGTATGCATTTTTCCGCCCGGTAAAAACGTCCCGCGCATTATGAATCCGTTTCAGAAAATTTGACACTGAACCTTCGCCCGCCCGCACAGACTCAAAAAGTGACTTCAATCCGTGCTCATGCGGCTGGAGATAGGCTTTGCCGAGATGCTCGTAAAACACTTCCAAAAACGGCTTCACGCCATAACCGACGAGTGCATCCAAAGCCTTTGCTTCCGCCTCGCTCAGCAGTAGCGTTACCTCGCCCTTAATCTCACCGTTCCCGATTACTTTCGCCATCGCATTCTCCTTCCCGGCTCATGGTCAAGATCACCGCACCGTCTCGCTCGCTATAGCTCATGGCATCAATACTCAGTGCTTGCAAAGAATGCTGGAAATTTCTCACCACGATCAAGCATTTTTTGGAGCTGTTCCTAGAATGTGCACTTAGTTTGGTTATCGAAATCGGTGAATAGTAGCTTGTCGTATTGTTGCTCCGAAATCTCGCCTGGATCGTCGAACGCATCATTTTCCGGCTCGTGCGTTCCTGCCCAGACGGTTCCTAAGTATGCAGCTTTCGCCTCGTCAAGAGTTTCAGCCGCCATCCAATCGCAATCGTTCATCCTGAAAATTTTCATATTACCGTCTCCCCCTAGTCGTCGCTTCGGAGTAACTCGGGCTCATGATTGGTTCTCCTCTAGAACTGGAGGATCGACACTTTCTTGACTTCTATGCTCGCGACATTCACAAAGTCTTCGCAACCTGACACGGCGCTTGCTATTGCGGCCTCGATTTCATCCTCGTCAAGCTCCCTTATGTGAGGCACTTTCCCGTCAAACTTAACGTCGATTTCACAGAGAATCTTCATCCTCAACCTCAATTCCTAACTCGTAGCAGTCTTCCTCAAAGTCTTCGGGTCGGCAATCTGGGCAGCGCACCATCGCATTATGCTCAATCAGCGCAACAAGCCCTTGACCTGCGCACGTTTCACAAATTGTCTGATCTTGGCTCTCTCGTAGTGACTCAGCCATTGACGATCTCCCTCAGCCATTCTCGCGGATACGGCTGTTCCCTAGAGTTGCAGGTGCGAATTATGTAGACTCGTTTCCCATCCCGGCTAAAGCCATTGACTAGGCCAGTTTGTTCTTCTGGGAATTCGCGCATACGGTGTACGAATTGCACCTCTTGGCCGACAGCGAAACGTCCACACGGATCGAGAACGAGCCGATTGATAATTTCGGTTTTGCAAGGCTGGCTGCAAAAATGCCGCTTCGCAAGCCGCCATTGCGACAGCCGCTTATAAAATAGCTTTCCACAGGCCGGGTTATCGCACTTGACCTGCTTTACGCCGCGCCCACGCTCCGTCATCCCCTCAACCTTTTTCCATTCCGCCGCGCTAGCGCTTCTTCAATCAATATGCGCAACATTTGCGAGAGCGAGCGGCGTTCCTTATCGGCGAGCTTTTCGACATGACGCCTGATCCCGGAAGCAAGACGTATCGCGGTGTGTTCTGTGTGTGCCATGACCACAAACGTTACCAAACGTGTACGGTTGTTGTCAATCGTTATTGACATGACCGCGCGGCTCGTGAGAATATCCCGCCCATGGAACCCACAGACAGTAAATATTCCGCTCCCACATGCGAAGACATTAACGAACGCGTCACGCGCATAATGGATCTTCACACGAAAGCACGGCAAAAGAGATTGAGCAATTCGCAACCGCTACAATTCGCTTGGCTGAAAAGGATGATGCGATGGATGAGCCAGTTATTATCCCGCTAAGCCGCGCCGCTTTGTGCGTGAACTGCACGGCTGTGTCGAATAGCCGAGGCGATCACTGCCTTTCGTGTGGATCGGCAGGAAGCCTACTGAGTTTGGCTCGAGTCCTCGATCCAACTCCAGAACTGGGAGCCATCACCTACATCTCCGTCAGTAATTGCTAAAACGGGATATTCTCACCCTTCAACAGTTCTGCATCGCCGTATACAGGGATCGCGCTAGCTTTCTTCTTGTGGAAGATGGCGGTTTGCCCACGCAACCGCTTGCGAATGTCCTTGAAACCGTCTGGGTGCAGCAATCCCTGCTGCAATAGTCCTTCGAGGTTACTAAGTAGGTTCCTGTACTCCTCACCTGTCAATCCACCTTTTTCCCGGTTTGCCGAGTCGGTCGTCACGCACAAGTTTTCTAGGCCCAAGGAGCCGCCCCTGCTGATGGGGATGTCATGATCCACCCGAAGGTCGAGCGCGGTCACAGGGACGCCGCTGTAAGCGCAGCGTGCCATTCCTTCCGTTGTTCCGCCCAACTGCTCGATTAACCACGCCCGGAAGTCGGTCAAGGTGAACGGAACCTCGCGGCCGATCCGCATGATGCGGCCCTTTTTATTCCGTTTCTCCTGGAACCGTTTCCGCATCGACGAGTAAATCGACGCGGTTCTGATGTGGAAGGCTTGCGCCCTGGGCAGTAGTTCTGGGATAGTCACGAAAACCTCCGCGAGCCTTTTTCGCTGTTACAGAACAGATGTGCGGCGCCGTTGCCCGGTACGTCCACTCGGTCGTCCCGATGCGATCCGTTCATGCCGCGTCCAGCCCCGTGCTCGAAAGTTACAAAGTCAGGATCACGCATCTCGTGAAAACAAATGCAGCACAGTTTCTTTTGTAGTTCGTACATGAACCACATCCGGCGTTCGTACTCCGCTCGGCCTTTTACGCTTGAACAACAGACTTCTCGGCCATCGTGATAACGGCGTACCGCGTCGTCGCAGATCAGGTCGTAATGCTGAGACGGCTTGGCGGTTACTGGCATTGTTCAATCTCGCGTTGCAGATACCACGCCGCTTTCTTTAAGTCCTCTAGCCGTTTTCCTTTGAGGTCGCAGCGGGAGATGTATTTCACCGCGTTGCCGAGGTTGAAATTCAATCGCCACGCTTCGATTACCTTGATGGTTTCGTATGGGTCGTCCGCACCATGATAGTGGGAAGGGTGGTTGACGGTGTCGTTGATAACTTCGACCCACTCCTTCGGAACATTTACAGTCTGCCGCTTTGCATTCTTTTTCATGGAGATAGTGTCCGCATTCAACGCAGGTATTCAGTCGATAGATCGGTTCCCAAACCAGCGGTTCTCTCACTGGCATTCCAGTTCCCAATCGGCCATGACCGCCTCAATGCACATCGTCCTAGATAACTCAGGTTCTCCCATCATCCCGCGATAGTGCTCACACACTCGATCTATTGCCGCAATCTGGCTTTCGGTAAATGTGACGTTCACGATGTCCTCTAAATGCAATTCTGGAACCGCTTCGCGGACCGCTTTGATGCAGTCCGCTTTCTTCTTTCGGCTCGCGGCTTTCACCGCTGGGTTCTTGCGATGCTCCCGCGATGGCACGCTCTCCGCTAAAAACTTCGCAGACTCGGGCGGCATCTCTTTCATTTCGTCGTCGGTGAAATCGCCTTCAAGGTTTGAGAGTTGCGCGATGTAGCTTCTGATCGACGACTCACACTTTGGAGCTGCGTTTTGCAGCCAATTGGTAAAGGATTTGTAGCGGCCATGCTTCCACAGTTTCCCGGTATCGACCGCTTTGCACATCCGAGCCAATGCCGGCCAGTCGTTAACTAAACGTTCAATCCGGCGTACCTGGGAATCAATGGCGAGGAATTGCTGTTCTGGGTCGGGTTCGGAAGCGAGGAAGATTTCTAGGTTCTGGATCTCGTAGCGGGACTCCAAATTTGGAGCGGTGGTAGTCATTTCTTCGTTCTCCTCCCAATCGACCGCGTGAACTCGTTTTGCATCACCTTACGTGCGAGCGGGTCTTTAATACGAATCAAGACATGCCGGAGCCGAAAGCGGCGCTTGCGAGTACAATCGTCTTCCCGCTTCATATCCGCAAGAACTGCCTTCCCTCGTACGTCTTGCGCCATGCCGGGGGACCGCCCTGGCGGCGCTCATCTAATTCGTCGAATAGTTCTTCCCATTGCGATAGCGACCACTTCTCGCCGGGAACCGTTTTCGCTAGGCGGAGTTCCATGAGCCACTTCACATCTTCTAATCCGTAACCTCGTCCGTGCAGGTGCTCGCATTCACAAACCTCACTGACAGTATCGCTGTACCACGTCCGCAGCAATCCGAGCAGGTCGGAAAGTGTTGGGAGCACCTTCGCATTCCGGCCCCACGAATCCAGCGCCCACTCAATCGCCGGCACTGGGTAAGGCCCGAGGTCGGAAAGTAGTTGATTTTGGAAGTCTTCGCTCATTGGCTTGTGTAAGCGCAACGCCATTTTGACCATTGCGTTCAAGATTAGCGAGGACTCTTCCAGCGGCCGCACGAGTACTGTTTGCGTCTCGTTCAGCGAACGTTTCTCCCGTTTTCGCATCTGGGTTCCTTCCGTACACGTTGTGGTTGTGAACGATGTAGCTATCGAGTTTTGGGAGCCAGTACCCAGGCCGTTGCCGATCTGGGATGTCGTCCGACTCCGCAATATTCTTTAGTCCCAAGGCAAACTCCCGCTCCGTCAGTTTTGGGTTCTCAATGAGAAGCGACTTTAACTGTTTCGCTTCCATCGGACCCCAACGCGGTTCACATTGCCACTTCCAATGGAACATGCGGAATATGTACGACTTGAAGAGTAGGAATCGGATGTCTTTGTATTCCGGAGGAGTTAAGGTAAAAGTCATAATGTATCCAATACGGCACATTCCCTTTGGATTTTAGGGAATTGTCTTCGTCGCTCCGTCTATTCCAATACTCTCTTAGACAGGAAGGCGTCCTATGAGTTAGAGGTCTGTAAAACCTCAATCCAATGGGACCGGGACGTATGTGCCATGCCAGATCAAACTACTGGCCCGGAGCCCGGATTTGAACGCTTGTTCTGGTCTTTCCTGTGACCTAACAGGTAGAGTTTCTTTTTCAGGGCCGTTTTTTTTCGGACGCAAGGAGTCCCTGGAACCAACCGTCAACAAATATGTTTGCTGAAAAATAGACGTAGGTCTCTTGCGTGGGACGAAGCGATGGGTTAGAATCTCAGCTACTTTCCGGTAGCTGTCCATCGCCGCGCTTCCCGCGCGGCTTCTTTTTACACAATATAAAAGCCCACTACGGTTTCGTAGTGGACTCCTCCATGACTGTAAAAATCCCGAGTTGATTATGATTGCCACTTACCTCAGCCTTACCGACTCCCAAGACCGGGGCTGAGTCCGGTCCTGAGAGTCACGCCCAACTTAGGGAAGGGCTGCTATTTAATTGTGTGAATCAGGAAGCACAGTACGCCAAACGACGAAGACGTGTCAAACACAAAATCTGTGGAAATGGTGAGGAAAACTATGTACCACTTTGGTGCTACGTCCGCGTCGAACTGCTCGCCGTAGTCGTCAGTTTGCATCCCGGCATCGCAAAACCAGTCTTCAAAGCCGATGCCATCTTATTCAAAGCCGACTGATTGGCCTCCAAAACACCAAGCGGCGCTCTCCCATCCGCGACCGCCTTAACCAGCTCCGTCAGGCTGTAAACTTCAACGGCATACGTCAGCCGGGGAGCCGAAACACCCTGCACCTTTGGGGTAGTAGGAGCAATGTACACGGCTTCTGGAATCGCTTCTGGGCCGTCTAGGAGTGCGAGACCCTCTGCTACCCTCCCCTCGGTGGCTAACTGCTCAGCCTGGGCCACCCGTGCAGCGGCAGCGGCCTCTTCTGCGGCGAGTTGAGCCTTCCGTTGTTCCTCTTGCGCTTTCCTCTGTTGCTCAAGTTGGTACGCGCCGACTAAGCGGCTGTCCCGCGTCTTGATGTCCTGTAAAGGGCCAGTCAGCTTCGCTTCGAGCGTCGTCAGCCGCTTCCAAGCCGCGTAACGCTGTTCTTTCAACGGTTTCAGGTAGGACTCGATAACCTTAATGTTGGCTGAGGCGTTTTTCAGCCTTTGGCAGACGGCTTGGTAGCTAGAATCGTCGGTGATTTTAACGATTGAGTTGTCCAAGGCAACGACGAGCGCTTGGCATTCGGTTTCAATCGTCTGCTCTGCGGGATCGGTTAATAATTCGGCTTGTGCGTTCATTTCTCTCTTCTCCATGCGATCTTCTTGGCGATCTTAAAATTAGTGACGCAAAGGCTCCACAAAAACACCTTACGATCATTTGGATCTTGGTAGCCATTCAGATCCGGCCACACCCGGTACGTCGCATCCGGTTTTAACTGCACGGCGATCCGCGCGATGAATTCATCCTCCGTCTTCGGGATCGTTAGTTCTTGGCCGGCCAACTGAATTGCCCACGACGGCTCCTCCCCCCAAGCGCACTTCAGTTCCACTAACGCGCGATGCTTAAAGCCGGGGAACCTGCCCAAGCGATCCCAGATGCACGCGAACCGCATATTCATGTAACTGTAGACTCCGGGAACCTCAATGCCTTCGGCTACAAATCCCGTGTCGTCCTGAAACGATTGCCACGCCGCTAAATAATTTGCCCATATCGGCTGCACGGTTGCATAATCCAGTCGCCCCTCGTCCATGTAGCGAGCCGCGTAGTGAACCGCATCGCCGATGTGTTGCTTGAATTCCAAGCGATGTATTGGAACGGAGGAGTAGTCGGAGATGCCGACGCCATCCAAAATCTGTGTCAAGCTCGGAATCGGACTGCCATTCGCATCCGTAAACGAGTGCGTAGGTTCGTCGAACTTCCAACCATCAAGCGCAGTCGCGGTCATGGTTGTTTCACGGCGAGGGATTTCCCTACGTCCTCCAGCACCCGATCCCAAAGTGATACCGGAATCTGTTTGACGGATTCGATTCCCCACTTCGTCTTCAAATATTTGTGGAGTTCATCGTCGTGCGATCCCTTATTAACTTTTATTCCAGCTCCCGCCGCGATCACGAAGATCTTGTTGAATTTCTCAACGAACGGCCCAGCCGGTTGCGGCTTTGCGTCCTCGTCAAACACTCCCGGCAAACCGTGAGATTCCAAAGGCTCCTCCACTTCTGGCAGCGGCGATTTCGACCAAGGCCCGTGCGCTTCAGTTTTCGCTTCCGGCTCGGGTTCGGCGTTAGATTGGTGGTCAACCGTCGCCACGGCAATTGGCGTAGGCCGTATGATCTCAGTCCGCGCCGCTTCCGCTTCCAGAATCCGCTCCGCTTCGTCTTGCTCGTATATTCCTGCGAGCGAAAATGCGACACGCGCACATTGTATGAGCGCTTTGTGTCGTAGCATCCGCTTCGGCCAGCGAGCCCACGGCTCCGTCGCGCGGTTGCATTCATCCAAATACTCTGTCACCTGCGTCGGGTGGTTCCGATCTTTCCGGTAGATGATGCAAGTCACGGAAATAATCCTTCCGTCCTGGCCGATAGCGTCAATGAACTCGACTCCATCGTATTGCGGGTGGCTATTGATGATGTTCGTCCAGCCATCAACTGGGACGATAGGAACGATGCCGCCCTTGGACGGGAAAGCGTAGATCTCTTTCGTGAACGGATTGAGGTTGTACTGCTCCGCTACCTGCATAAACATCATGAGCTGCGGGATGGACGCCTTGGCGTTCGGAAATACGGTCGCAATGATCGTGTCAATCATGGTCTTCGGCGTCATCCCGTAACGGTCAGCGAGTTTCGAGATGAGCGGACTGGTTTCTACTTTCTGCATGGCTTGCGGTTGCGGGACGCTACTCATGGTTTCTCTCGTTTCTTCTCAACGTACTGGCTTACGGCTAGTCGAATGAGACTGGCAACGGTTCTATATTCATATTCTGCCTGACTTTTCAGTCGCTTCAAAAGGCTCTTGTCGAGGCGAACAGGAACCACAGTCGTTTGCTGTTTTGCCATACCGATGCACTGTAGAGGATGTGGACACTTGTAGTCAAGTGTTATATTATGTGCTTGACAGATTATTCGTTTCTGTTTTACCGTGCAAAAGGTAACACGGAGGCTCTATGAAACACTTGGCGCTTCTAATCGTTCTTGCAACTTCACTGTGGGCCAATCCCATCCCGTTCGGAAACTACATCACAACCAACGATGCTGGCGGTACTGTCGTTTACGCCCAAGGAATCGGAGGTTCAATATTGAGCGGCTCCGGCTCAGGATGGCTGTTTCAAACTGGCATTGGCATCAACGCATCGGGATCGCTCGAAGTAACGACCGCGCAGTATTCCCTTGAAGGCACCTTGTCGCGGATTTATTTCAACACGAATACAGGGTTGCTCCAAGCCCAGTTTGTCGGGCAACTGCGCTGGCCGACTGGCGTCTTTCACGTCTACCACGCTACGTTTTACGAGTCAGTAGACTTAGTGAATAAGACGACGCGCGGAGGTCATGTCGTCATCAGCGAGAGTCCAGAGCCGAGCACACTGTGGCTGTTGGGAACCGGCTTGGCTATCATCGCAGGGAGATATGGCAAAACAATCTAAGAACGCCGTTGCCCTCCAAGCCAACCAACAGGCGCTCGATAAAGCCCGAGCTGATCTGGCCAAAGCGCAGAAAGCGGTTCAAACTCTCAGCCAGAAGATTCCAGAACTGGAACGAGCGGTAGCCGCGCTGCAAGTGTTGTGTGGGGAGAAGCCGAAAGCCGCTCAACAAACTTGGACTGACGTCGATCCGAAAGTCTTTGAGGGTGATGTGCCGCAACTTGTTCCCGGCCTCGAACCCGCCAAGGATTTATCCGGGATCGGTAGCATCCCGGCTCCAAGGGAATCAAAGCCGAAGCCGACAACTGGGAACGTGGCGCAAGAAATTAAGCGGGAAGGTGGATTTGCGTGACGGGGATAAAACCGTTACGTTCGCTCGGCTCCGTGAAACTCCAGCACGCCTCTCGGAAGGCACAAGGTACAGGCCAGTCGCATTGCGATATTGATGGCGAAGGCGCTTCCTTCATCTTGTGAAGCGTAGTCAACCGCTTTTCTATCAGCCGTCTAATCTTATTCGCGATGTCAGCGCACGGCAGCGGCACTTCCACATCGAACATCAAGTCGGGAAACACGCCATCGTCGCGCATGACATCCATCCACTTGTCGCGGCTGATTTCGTCTCGTTCTTCCCGCCATATTGGTATCCAGTCGCTATCGAATCCCTCACCCGAACGTTTCCGAACCCGCAGAGTCTTGAAGCGAGTTCTAAGCCATCCCTTCGACCACGGGGAATGATGTTTACCATCTCGGTTCTGGCCAACCACGATTATCGTCTCTGTCATGGGCATGGAATAAGCGCAGATTTCCCCTAGCGAATACCAACTGTGGGATTCCGACAGCCTCCGGTCTACCGACCATTGACTGACGATGACAATACGCCGCAGTCGCACGCCGGAAGGCTCCAGGAAGCAACTTGACACCCAAGGCAAGCCATTGGCTGTCCCGTCTTCTGGACGGCCCCACGGCGGCCCCTCAGCGCGGATTACGGTCACAATCAAATCGGCTAAAGAAGCCAAATGCAGGGCTTGCGCGTAGACCTCGAATTGCTTCGTATCCAGTCCGCGATCCGTGGCAAGGGTGAAAACCGTGTCGCCAGCCTCTTGGCCGGGATCGTCTTCCTTGCTGAGCAAACCAGCACTCACGGCGCGCCGTAAAACATCGCTGGGAGCTATTTTCTGTTTTTCCCAGTGTTGCAACCAGTAAGCCGCTCGGGGATCTCTATCGAAGGCGGTTAACAGTTCTGCGGAGGTCACTCCGGGCCCACGGGCATCATGGGGTTGGAGTATTTCCGCTGAATGTCTGCGAGATCCTTCTTCTGCTGTCCGGGTGGCTTGCCTTTGAGATCCCGCATTACGTCTCTTGCGGTATCGGGAGTCTGTCTTTTGTTCATTGCAGCGGTGTCAATCGCCGAGAGCGCCACGGGACCAAGGAAGCGTTTGGTGGCAGGGTTGAGCGGTACTGGTTTTCTTTCCTGTGCAATGAAAGAGGCCATCTTGCCGGCGATCTCTGCCTTGGCTTCGGGCGGCAACGTATTCAGGATTCGGATGTCCTCCAGCGATGGTTCCGCGAGCCACTTTAGCACTGCGGGACGATTGAGCATCTTCCCTAACGATTTACGCGCGACAAGGTAAGCGGGATCAATGAGCAACGTTTCCCAGCGTCCAAAGAACGGGCCAATCGCTGAGCCAGCAAGGAGGGTCGCGTCATAACGGTTCAACCTACCAATCTCCCGTGCTTCGCTCTTAACTTCTTTCGTCTTTCGCTCCCTAACATCTTCGAGAATGGGAGTTTTGGGTTGCTCGATCTGTTTGGGCGTTTTCACTTCCAATTCCGGGAGTGACTTTGGGACTGGAATAAGTTGCTGTGGAACGTCGGTAAGTTTTGCTTTTTTCGGGAGCACCTTAAATTCCGCAGCTTTTTGCCGAAGCGACTTCGCTTGCGTAGCGAGACGGTTCGCCTCGGGAAAGTCCTTAGCGTAATGCTGCAATCGTAGGATTCCCAACTGTGCGGCCTTGCCTGAGATGACTGGCGCTGCATAGTGCTCCGGGTCAAGCTTCCCTACTCGCGCTAAGGTGTCAGCGATTGCGCTCGGCTTATCGAAGAATGTGTCTTGGTAATGCGTGTAGTCGGAATCGGCTTTCGTCTGGAGACTGCCCACGCCGTTTCTCTCTGCAATCGTCTGCTGACGGGAATCGAGTTTATCCTTCAGATGTTTGATGGCGCGGTAAATATCGGATGGCAAACCGCCTTGGCGTAACTTTGCTCCAAGTTCTGAGGCGTAGCCGTGAATGTCGGAGTAGGAAAGATTCCCTCCAGTATCAATCGCGCCTTCAGTGACAAGTTGTTCGTACAGTGGATCTCCGGGAACCGTGAATCCGGCACTCGTCTGCACGCCTTCTGTTTCAGGGGCTTTATGTAGTAACTCGCGAAACTGTTTTATATTCTCCGACGAACCTGTAATGAGCCGCTCAGCTTCTCGCGCTTCTCCGGCAATCGCAGCGAGTGGCTCACCAGGATCACTGGCGGTTGCTTCCCTGATTCTGGCGTACTGCGGGTCAATCTGTTTTGCCTTTACGTTTCTAGCTAACTCCTTGACGCCCTCGCCGAATTGTTTACTGCCTTGATTGATCTGCGTGGCGAGTTCTGCTCGGTGTCCCTGTTCGACTTGGGCTGCCTGATTCCTCTCCTCCACGTCTGTGCGTGCGCGGTGCTGTTCAATCTGATCCTGCTTCGCTTCGTCGAACGTCTTACTCAGTTTGTCGTGATAAGTCTGTTCCCCTTGCCGATTGGCGGCGACTGTCTTCTCGTTTTCCGCACCCTGCGCTTTCTTTGCTTCCGCGGATTTCGTTTTGAATTCTTCGACTAGCGGCTCGGTCGTTCTCTCTGGACCCGCGCCAGCAAGTGTCGTTAATGCCTTCCGAGTACCCTCTGCCGGAACCCTGGCCACGTCCTTAATTACATCCCCTGCCTTCCCGACCATACCTTTCGCGTCCACCAGCATAGGTAAGAGGTTTGCCGCCGTCGCACCGGGATCGACCGGACCACCCTCGTACTGGCGCATGACGGGATTCAGGGATTTGATGTCGTTCCAAAGTTCAGAATAGTTTTTGGCATCGACAATCGGCCAATGCTTAGCCAGTAATAGTTGTACTGAGGCTTTTGGCAACTGCGATAGCTGGCTCTCAAACGAGGTAAGGTTTGTCGCAATCGGACCTTCGCCGGTTTTCATCGACATAGAAGATGGAGCACCAGACGCAGGCGCTAGTCTAGCGTTTGGAAGCGGATCTTGGCGAATCTTCGATCTATACTGAGGATACTTAGCTGTGATTTTTTTGACTAACTCGGCGTCAGGAATGCCAGCGTACTGCGGGTACTTCTTCTTTGCCGAGGCCGCAAACTGTTCTGGAGACATCAGATCATCGGGCATTAAAGAATACCTAACGGGTCATCTTTCTTGTCGGAAGGTGAACCACCCCGCTCCTGATTGAGACGATCAAGGTGCTCTTTTAACGTCTGCGTTTTCTCGTGCGCTAAGCGCACCATTTGTTTCATCTGCTCTGGAGTGAGCGTTACTCCAGTCAAATAACCACGAGCATCGAAGCGCGATGCTGCCCTTGCCAGCCAAGGCGCTGACTCCACCGCTTCATCCCAGACGGCACGGGTGATGCGAGCGCCCTTCTGGGTTCCGAGCGTCATGCCAATGTGATTTGCGACTAGAGAGAGCATTGCCTGCTGATCGCCTTGCAAAGCGTTCGTCAGGTTCTTTTCCATCGTGTCGGTACGGTCTACGGCACCCTCGTAGCCCTGTTTCGTCTCGTTGTAATCTTTGTTGCCCTTGAAGCCAATCACTTTATCGTTCAGATCCCTTTTCTGTTCCCCGGCAGTTTTCGTTCCTTGCTTACCAGCAGCGGAAGGAGCACTACCAGCGGGCATCGAAGTGCGGGTTTCTTGAACCTCGTGGACTTGTCCCTTTTCGTCAACAAAGTGAAACTGCCCCGTTGAGATGCGACCCGTAATGCTCGCCGGGGGAGCCTGATCGTAATTCTCCGTCCCCGGTTTGAAGTGATTGTTCGCATCCAACTGCATCGAGACGTAGCGTCCGTTTGGCAATCTCTTCCACGCTACTTTTGGCTGCCCGGTAGTTTTCGGCGTGACCGTCGCAGTCGATAATTTCTCTTTTGGAACAGGGTTACCCGCAAGATCGGTCCACTCACCCGTTTTAGAATTGCGCTGCAATGTCGCTTCTGTGCCGTCAGAAAATTTGACCGCAGCCGGAACCCAATTCTCCGCTTCGGGTTTCGGTTCAAGCGGAGCCCCGCCGTAGAGATGATTGAAAAACTTTTGCGCCTGTTCGTCCGGTATGTCGGCACCGAACGCAGCTTTGTACGCTTTCTTAACCTCGGCCATCTTGTCCGGTTGCGCTGGCTGTCCGGCGCCCGCACCGTAGACATTCGCCTGCGCCATGCGCTCGGTCATGCTGGGACCACTCGGAGCCTGTGGCGTCTGCTTGCCGCGTATCCGGTTAAGAATTCCGCCTAACTGCTGCAACGCTCCCGGATTTTTGACTGGATGATAAAGGTCGGTGAATACCTGTTGCAGCGAGCCCAGTTCCTTTTGGTACTGCGCTCGTTTCTGCGGAGCGCTAGGATCGTTTGGATCAATGGCGGCAATCTTCTGTTGTACGCCCTGCACGTCATTCAAGATCATCTGCGTGCGCCCGTGCAACTCTTCCTGCGAGTTCGCTTGGCGGTCGGACTTCTGCTTTTCGATTCGGTTGACTGTGCCAGTAGAGCCAGCCGCTTGCGCGAAACCCTCTGCGAGATTTTCGAGGAATGCCATTACAGACTCCAGCCGAGATCGCTTGTCGTCGTAGGAGCGCTGGTTGGCCCACCGTAGGCTCCAGAGATCATACCGGGAGACATATTCGGGAATGCCGCCGCTCCGCCTGCGGCAGCGCCTGCGCCACCAGTGAATGCAGCTCCTGCAACGTCCGCCGTGCTTTTGAAGATGTCATTCCACTTCGCGAGGTTTTGATCGTGCATAGTCTTGGAAGCGTCAAAGGCAGCTTCGTGTCCGCTCAAGCCAGTGCTTAATAGCCCACTGCCTTGCGAGCCAAGAGCGCCAGCGGCTTGTCCAGTTAGATGGGCTATCAAGCCTTCAACGTCCGAACGTGTCTTGTCGTCCGTCATCTGGTTGCCGGCCGCTGTACCGCCGCTGCGGGTGCCAAACTCGGATGCGGTTCTCTTTGCTTCTTGCCCCTGCCGATTGGCTGTGCTGATCGCTGGCCCGAGCACACTAGAAATCTGGCCCGGATCGCCACTGAGGATAGCACGCCAGAACTTATCCGAGGCTCCAATATCCGCCATTCCTTCCGATGTCGCAAAGTTGGCGGTCGCACCAATCGCGCCGTACTGTGATTTCTCGGCACTGCTTGGACCCTCACCCACCCCGAAGAAGAACTGCGTCCCTGAAAGCATCAGATGGCGCAACAACGAAAGAATCAAATTGTGTAACATAGCTTCCCTCCGCACCATTATGCGCTACTAACCTAGTGGACCACCGCAATAAAATCTGGGTTAGCCCCAGTCCTGTAAAGATTGCCTGCTACGAGCCCACCAGAGATTGCTGCACTGTTGTTCGCGAATATCTGCAATCCCGGCAAACTCGTGACTCCCGTAAAGGTTCCATTGTTTATCGTTGGACCGCTGTCAAGTACGACGTGTCCGCTTCCCGTCGTGCTATCGCATAAATTCCTGGCGCACGGCTGCTTTGCCGCGAACAGTCCCGTTCTCGCGTCGTAGCTGTAGATCCATTCATTCGTCACCGCCGCGAAGGTCTGCGGAGGCATGGTGGTCATCCAGAAATTGATGCCATCGAAAAAGATGAGAGCCGAGCCACCTGGAGCAATCGTCTCCGAACCGATATTGTTGACCGTTCCCGTGGCTGGGATCAGCGTTGCTATCCCCGCTCCGACGTTCTCGATGACGCAATAAAACGGCACCGTGACCAACCCAGCATCGAGCGTCACTGCGACCGGTGCGGCGTTATTCAAAACGACGAGCTTCCCAAAGTCACTGTTCCGTAGGGAATACGTTGTCCCGGACTGCTGGTTGACCATGCCTGAGCTTGGCAGTGGAGGAGTCGTGCCGCTGGCAGCCGCATTGATGATGTTGATGGATGCTAAGGCCGAGGCGATTGCGCTCGTATTGGAAGTGACTTTTGGATTTAAGGCCGCAATCGCTTGGTTGAGATCGACTACGCCTTGGTAGGTAAGCCGCATGGCATCCTTGACCGCAGGATGCACGTCATCCGGGAGCGTGAAAGGAAGCCGAAACGAAGGCAGATTCGTGCTCATTTAATCGACCACCGGCTTCAGAACGCGATAAGCCTCAGTGCTTCCCCACTGCCTACACTTCATTTCGAGATCGGAGCCGAAGAGTTTGAACGGCGTGGCTGAGGAAATCAGCACTTCCACCATTTTCCATTTATTCGCCGGTATTGTTACTTTGGTTTTTGCGTACAGACCGCCAGAATTAGGGATCGTCAACGAGATCGGCGGCCCCTGATCAAACGACAGAAGTAGCGTTAGATTGGCGGTCGATAAGTGCGCGATATTCATCTCGCGGACATGCGCCCACCCAACCATTCCCAAACTGCTCATCAAGGCGTGGAAGCTTAGGCGATAGTAAACATCGTCGCCCATAGGAAAAGGAATAATGGATGGCTGCCACACGTAGAGCGCGGTTTTCGATTTCAGCGGCCAAGTGAAGATGGTCCCCAAGTCCCGTTTCCACATACCTTCACTGCCGTTGAAATTGACGATGATCTCGCGTCTTCCTTGGTTGGCGGTTTCGGAAAGTTGTAACTGTGAATTTGGAGTGAGCGAATCGTACAGCGCGGTCGCAGGAATGATGAAAAGGCTAAGGTCATCGACGAACACTCCGTTGACGGGAGCGCCCAAGACATTCAGTGGAGCGCAGGGCGGAATCTTTGAATTGGTGAATGTGACCGTGACTGTTTTGCCGTGGCCGAGGACGATTGCCGTAGGGTCTTGACTGACAGTGGTCGTCCAGTCAGCCATCGGGGTTTCCGCAACCGAATATGTCCCTGCTTCGATTTGGCCGCTATCGTTCGACTGGCCATCGGTAAGAGAGAATGGAGCACCGTAACTGGGAGTGAAAGTGAAACTCTGCGGTGAACCGGGTGGAGCTGTCGCTTTCTTGACAACGATATTCCCGGTGCTGACGAGATCGTTATACACCCAGAGTCCGCGCCCTAAGAGGAATCCATCGCCCGGATAGGTGTACAGATTATCAACTCGCGTCCATCCAGCTTGGCCAGTGGTGTTATTTTCTTGCCCAAGGAGCCATGCCAAACGGTAGGTTTGTCCCGCGACCCCTCCACCCCATTCCAGGATCAGTAATTGCGAATCACCAGAGCACGGAAGCGTTAGAGTGTATCCACTCGCCGTAGTTGCGGAGATGCTTCCTCCGGCACTGGTGGCGAAGGCAGTTGTAAAAGAACCGATAGACGCGTCAATATCTAAAACAAGGTAGCAAGCGTTTGCGCCCCATGCGCCAGTGGCAAAATTAATCGTATCGGGAGCAACACTACTATTCGCTATAGCCGAAAACGCGCCTATCCCTTGACCGTTGACTGGATATAATTGCAACGTGTTCCACGCATTTGCGTTGCTGTCGCTGATTCCCGGAACGCCGCCGAAGGCACTAAAAGCGGTCATCAACGCAATGAGTTGGCTACCGGGAACGGGAGCGACATTCGTTCCAATATCGGGCTCTAACCACAGTGAAGTGACGCCCAACTCCACCCATTGCGGAAAAAACGTGAAACTACCAACCGCTCCAGTTTGGGAACCAAAGAGAAGAATGGGGTTAATCGTCATCTAACTCCCCTCCCGCGCAGCTTCCACATAGATGTCGCCCCAGTGCTTTTCCGCTCGAACGTCACCTGCGGTTTCACATGGCATCAAGAGCACCGCGCATCCAATTTCATTCCCTGTATTGGTCAACGGCCTTACCGAGCCATCGACGCATCCGGTCAACACTCCGTTCACGTTTGGCCCTTCTTCGAGAATGTGCAAAACGACCGAGGTTTGGTACTGATCGACCACCCATCCCATAGCCGCAATGTCGAACACAAGCGTGCGCGGAATGCTCGTCGCGTCCAAGTAGTCGTAGTACAGATACCCGTTCGCGACGTTCATCTTTTGCGCCTGCGGCTGGGTATCGTCGGGCGGGTAAACCGTGTAGCCTCCACGAATCACTGGTTGCGGAATGTTGCCTTCGTGCGGAAATAAGTTATAAAGATCGTCGTCGGTGATCGACTTTGCTCCCTGTCCTCCAGGGGAGTGCATGACTCCGTCCTTAGCTCGAAAGAACACATTGCCGCCGCCGTCCACAGCGAGGCAGCGCGGCATATAGAGCCCTCGGGTAGAAATAGACTCCTGAATCGTCCACGTCGCGCCTACGGTCCCCTGTACCGTCGCCAGGGCATTAAAGAAATTCGGGTAAATCAGGAATCCGCGCTCCGACGACATCACCAGCCCAATGCCGTTGACAATGCAGCCGTTAATCAGTGGTTCGCTCGGCGAGGTTACATCCTGCTGGTTTGTGTCGGGAGCGGAATCTGGGTTATTGCCCTTTGACCAGTAGAGCGTTCCCGGACGCAAGGGGTCTCCCACGCCAAAGAAGAATGCGACGTTATCGGTTGGACCCCAGAGATACGGGAGAGGTTGCGCCGCAAGAATCGGTTCCGCGATCTCGTAGACTAAGTTCGAGCCGCTGGCTAAAGGCACGACAGTGACAATACCGCCTACAATCTCCGTGTTGGTTGCGGTCAGATGCGTCGAATCGGTAGGTCTCTTGTCGAGCGTATAAGCTATCGTTCCCACAACGATGATGGTTCCCGGTAGCCATCGGACGTTGAATTGGTCTCCGGAAACCCACGTCGCTATACCTCCAGAGACGTTAACGATGCCTTTTCTTGGCAGATCAATCGACGGGAAGGGCTCGAAGTTATCAAATTCCAAAATCGGATTGCTGGCGACATCGGTATCGAGCAGTGTGTCAGTGAAGGCCGCAGTGGAATTTGGACCTGTGCCAACATAAGTAAAATTCTGGAGTCCCGTGTCGATACGGTAGAAGTCGATCTTATCGACCTGCGGATCAGTCGATGGTGTCGCTGAAATCGTATTCGCAAGCACTGACACATTCTGTTCTGCGGTTTCGGGCGAAGGATTCGAGGTTGCTCCTGTCGCGGACGAGCGGTAAGTGTAGCGGTATTGCGCCCCGGTAATCGCGGTCACTGGCAGCGGAGTAATGTCATTCCCATTGACTTGGATGTACATCGTCCGAGCCGGGATGTGATATTGGTCGTTGCCGTAGTTCCATTCAATTTCAAAAGGATAGTTTCCAGCCGCAGAGAACGTAACCGCCACGCTCATCGTGCCGTAGGAATAACCGTTGCCGTCAATGAGTGTCGTCCTCGGCAAAAGCGGGTATCCCTTAATGATCGTGATCTTCTGTCCAGCATTGCTGATGGGAGCATTGTTTGTCCAAGTCGCCGTGCCTTGGCCTGAGTTGCCGATGCCCATGATGATGTCATTCACGTAGACGCCGCTGATCGTGTAGGTGCCTGCGGCCGGCACGTAGAACGTCCCAACATGGCCGGAGCTGAAAACGTAGCCATCGGGACTCAAAGCAGGTTGGTACAGCGGTAAAGTTCCAGTATTGACGCTCGCGTAGTAGTTGACGTTTGTCTGCGTGCCAGCGGAAACCGTGACCGAAAAGGTTGTGTTGGTTGGCGCGGGAGCGACTGCGACCGTGTACGTTGTCGCGTTGATGATGACTTTCTGCCCAGCGGTGATGTTCGAAAACTGGTCGCCGCTCACCCAAGTTACCGCTGTGCCTGCGGTATTCACCGCTCCAGAGTCGATAGTGTATTGCCGCCACTGCACAGGGATGGCATAAGAACCTTGTGGGAGCACGCCTTCATCGAACGACAGCGAGTTTCCACTGACCACAAGCGATGCGGCTGCGGCAGTCTGAATCCTTCCACGACCAGAAGGATCGTTCGCGTTTCTCCAGTTGTAAGGTGTCCCGTTCGCGGAACTGGAGTCTCCGTTTGCCATGTTCCAGACGTAGGTTGTTACCGGACCTAAGAGCGACATCGTATCCGTGATTGTGGAACTGGAGTTGATTGTCGGTGCCGTCTGTGGCTCTTTGATTCCTGTTTTGTACCGTGTCCCGTCCGACCGTACTTTATCCATTTTCAGCGAGTCGCCTATATAGGCCCACGGCTGCACGCTGGCATTCGGGCGGAAGGGGATAATGGAAATTGGGTTGCCGCTCAATCCGGTATCGACGACCGAAGAATTCGCGTAGAGATTCGTTCCCACTCCACCAACGAGAATGAAGCCGCTTGGTGGACCGGCAGGAGTACTATCGTTGAGCCTTCTGAGACTGTGTACCGGGCCGCTGTCCATCTGCACGACGGAGGAATCTTGGGTGGCACGAGGGAGCACGGCATCCCGCATGTAGGCCCGGACGTTCATTACGAACGGGAATTTACCCTGTGGCACGGCATCTGGCGGCAGCACAATGTTCATGCCATGAAAGGCCATGCGCTGACCGGGCTTCTCTCGGGGATAGGATCGGGATGCCATTATCTCGGCTGCGCGATGTTCTGCCTTCGCCCCTCTAAATGCGCCGTGTCGCTGAAGATGCCCATAGCCGCCAATCTCTTGTTCGTTTCCTGTGCCACGGAGAAGAAATTCTTCTCTAGGTCTTTTGTACTCGCGAACTCTTCGCCGCCCATTTTGAAGCTCGCTAGCACCTGGGCATAATCGAGAACCGTGTCAAATACATCCCTTGACACCTGCACGTAATCCGTATCCAGAACCGGCACAGGTGCGTTTCCGATGAGGATCATTGAAACACCTACCACTTGGCTCCCGGAAGGCACAGGACACGGAGCGCAGAAATCCATTCCCGCCTGCACGAGCGAAGCCCATGCTGTCGAGTTGTCTTGCCACTCCGAGGAGAAAGCATCCATTTCCCGGATTGACGGCACATCCACTGGCAGTCCATTGATGGTCGCGGAAACGAGCCAGTTTGACGCTTCCATGATCTTCAGGCCCATCGTGTATCGGGAGAGGCAGTAATCGGCTCTGGCTCTGTCGGTTGCTTCGGAATCCCGGCTCAAGAGATCGGCCAGCGCTCCAAATTTGGCGACCCACGCCCAATCGTCTGGGACACTTAGCAAGGTGCTGGCTGGAGGATTGAATACCAACCCCGACTGCAATGAGATGACATCGTATGTTCCCGGAACGTTTGGAGCGGAATCGACATCCATTGCGAGCGGAGGCCCGGTAATGACGCTCCAGGCGCTCGGCAGTGTCGGGTTCTGCAAGTGGTTTGGCTCAAACGCGTCGAACGCTAAGGTATCTTCGCGGCTCAGGGTTATTGGCGAACCGTAAGTTGCTCCGGGAATGAATCGGGTACGTCGCGGCTCCAAAGTCGAGTCAGGAAAGAACGTGCGTCTCACATTTGGCGTGGACGGAAGCGGAGGCAATAATTGCAGATTGCATCCCGACGCCTGAATCATCTCGTCCCTACGCCGTTGCAATGCGCCTTGGAAGTCAGCTATCGAGAACTGGCTAGATCCCGTCCACGTCCCTCCGGTTGGTGGCTCTAGTAAGTGAAATTGCATCGCCTTATAAATTTCCGTGTCTGTGAGAGTTCGGACGCGCGGCGATCCCGGCAACGTAGAGAGATCGTACCAAGTGGCTGCGGAGGTAGCCTGAAACGCGAAATCTGCGTTCCACTGCTCGGTGAGCGCGTTCCAAGTTCTAAGCGCTTCCCGCAAATAGATTTTTAATTCTGAGTCAAGCCAGAAGACGTTAGACGAGTCGGCCAATCGCGCGGCTAAGGCTTGTCGCGCGGCGAGGTATTGAATCCATGTGTACTGGGTGGGCATTCACTATGATTCTTTCCACTCTCTTACAAAAGGGCTCAGCAAAACGTCTCTCGGCGTTAAATGCATCATCGGAATGAACCGATGATTGAGTAACGGATTTCCGGTTGTTTCCTGAAACTGAAAAATTGCCATGTCGCAAATATACCGTCCCGGAGTACACCAGTTCTTGCGGAATATCATTCCGATAATATCTTTGTAATCGTAAGAACTGCCAGCATACCGGAGCGCTTGCTTCAATGACTCTTCCGCCCCAGGAGCTTGCAGAAGAAGAAGCTGCTGGTTCTTCTTCACTTCGCGCCACGCGAGTCCTTTACCGTCCGCCATACAGGAAAACGTCATTTTTCTCCTAACGTCATACCATCCCGTATGCGACCAACTGCAAAGCGTACCCCAACGGATACAGGCACTCTCGAAATTCCACTTCTCCGTGCTGACAAAAAGTAGGATCACAAGTTAGACCTTGGCTTCAATCGGAATCTTGGTTAAGTCGAGCGGTACTCCTGCCGCTGTCTGATACCCAGCCATTGCCTTTTGGATGATCTGCACCAGCACCCCACCTAACGCCGCTTCGGGAGCCGTTGCAGGGATAACGCTGAGAGTCGCGAGCGCCAACTGGAGAATTTCGAGAAACACTTGCGCTGTATTCATCACTGCCCTGCCTTCGCTGCGACCAGCATGGTGGTCGCTCCCTGTACGTTACCCACCGCAGTATTGACGGCGGCTTGCTGCGCTGGAGTCGATTGCCCCGCCAGAGCTGCGTTGTGATAGACGATATAGACCGTATCGGCGGCGTCGTAAGCGTCAATCAACCTGTTGAGTGCGGCTCTCACGTTGGTTACTACGTTCGCCGGGAACTGATTAGCGGTGAGGGCGGCTTTCGTGTTCTGAATCACGCTGTCGGTTGTGACCAGAGTGAGATAAGTGTCGGAGTCAAACTGATTTGCTGCTCCAACAACAGGCTTCGGGTTCTGCGAACACCCTAGCATGAGTGAGAGCGCGAGTAGTGCGATGATGCGTTTCATTGTTCTCCTTTACGCAAGTCCTGCTGCTTTCCAGACTGCTTCCATGCCAGAGTGCGCTAATAACTCTCTCGCTTCGTCGTTTGGCGAAACTGGGAATGTACCTGTCAACTGGAAGTGAGGTTCGTCTTTACAATGCAGGAACTCGTCCCCGGAGTAAAGACCCATTCCTTCCCCAACCGAGATAATCATTCTCCAGACGGGATCGGCGGCATTCCAGTCCGGCTGTCCAGCCGCATCGAAGGGTGCGACATCCACCGCAAGCCCAAAATTGTGCCACGAGTATCCCGGCATCGCGTTCGTGACTTTCGGCCCCGGAAGAGTTCTGCCCTGCGCGTAGAGGGCTTCCTGTTCGCCCCACGAGCGCAATCCCTGCGTAACCCGGATGTTGCTTCCCTTTAAGAGCGCAGCAAGATTCCTGATCTTCTCCGCGAGTTGCGGGTTGACGAGAGCTAACCGGGATTCGCTACGCGGGTCCATAAGGATGCCTAATCGTTATTGGAATTCTCGTCATAATCTGAGAGGCGACGGTTCCGGTCGCGCTCCGTGATCCTCGCAACCTTGAGACTAAGGTTGTGCACTTCATCGCGAAGCTCTCCAATGTCTTTTCGAGTTTCATCGCGAAGCTCCGCAATGGCTTTCGTAGCATCATCCAAGTCACGGATAAGGCGACGAAAAAATAAAGTGAAAGCACCAAGCACGAAAAGAACGATGAGCCCAGTGACTTGATCGACAGAAGCTCCATGCACAACCTTTCCCTCGGCTATCTGAAAATGAGTGTCGCAACCCAAAACGCTAGTCCAGCCCAACCGAAGTGAAAACGACCGTACCACGGCCCTTGCGGTGGAACGCCAGGGCTAAAGAATGCTGCGATGATAAAAAACACAAACGCGAATACCAACAACACCATTTCTCGGTTCATGGTTTTTCCTCCTTGGGTTCAACTGCTTCTGGTTTCGCAACAACAATCGGTGCTATGGGAGGCCCACTGGTTAAAGCCTGCCCAACCTTGGATGCGGGAAGCTGGGTCGCAACGAGGCGAGCAATGCTTCCATTCAAGATGCTGAGCGAGCTAAAGGCCCAGCGATAGAGAACGGTGGCATTGTCGGAGGGGGTTGGCATCCCGCCCGTGAACGCGGCGAACACGTAGTACATCACCAAAACCTCTAACCCGTGCGATTCCACCCATGCGATCATTTGCCCCTCGCTAGTTCTTTTTTGTACATCAGTACCGCCAGCTTCACTCGCTTAATCCCATCGTTAATCCCAAAACGCGCAAATAGACGGTTCATGTGAAACTTCACGGTTCGTTCCGCAATGCCTAGCGCTTTTCCAATTTCCTGATTCTCGCAGCCGCAAAGCAATAAATCGACAATTTGCTGCTCGCGGGAACTGAGCCGTTCTCTTCTACTACCTAATTGCTTACGCACGCGATATTACTCGGCCCACTAACCACGGCTGTCGGCACGGTTCCTACCGTGTCGTTAGCTCTGACCTCATAACAGCATACCCCGCGACAATGCTTATCGAAGTAGGAAGTTGGAATGACGGTCGCTATCTTGCTCGGATTTGGAAGTAATGGATTCGAGCCGCGCCACACGCTATAGGAATTAACGCTCACATCCGGCTGCGGCACGGGCTTAATCCAAGTCAACTGTATTCCGCCCTTCCACTTGACGACTCGTGCAAATAAGCTGGTTACAGGTGCGACGGGTTGCCCGTTTATTACATAGGTGTAAGAAGCCACCGTGCCATCGGTATAGCCCGTTCCACCAGCAATAATTTTAATGGTCTGCGACGAGGCGACTGCGATCACGCCACTATAGACCGTCCCGGTCGTACACCCGGATACTGAATTAGTCGCCGGAGTCGCGCCGTTTGTCGTGAAGCACATCACCGCCCCGGAACTCGCATCGGTACACGTCACTGACTGCGCCGAAGCATACGACCCGGCAATCGGAGAGCAAACTGGCGTGGCTGCGATAGGACTAATCACGTAGGCGTTCGTCGCGACCAGACTGTCGAGGTAACTTGTCCCGCCTGCAATGACTTTAAGCGTTTGGGTCGTAGAAATCGAGATGGCGGTCGAGTATAAGGTGCCTGTCGTGCAACCGCTAACTCCGTTCGTGCTAGGCGTTGTGCCGTTCGTGGTATAGCACATCACGGCTCCCGCACTTGCGTCCGTGCAACTTACAGACTGTGAAACAGTGTATGTCGCGCCCACCGGGGAGCACGAAGGTGTGGCCGCTGCGGTCGGAACCGTAATCACATACGCGTAGGAAGCGACAGAACCATCGGTGTAGCCAGTGCCACCGCCAATGACTTTCAAGGTCTCCGAAATCGCAACAGAAATAGCTCCCGAATAGAGAGTTCCCGCCGTACAGCCGCTCGTGCCATTCGTGGCTGGCGTGCCTCCGTTTGTCGTGTAACACATAATCGACCCAGAAGAGGCATCCGTGCAGGTCGCTGACTGTGGCGAGGCATATGTGCCTGCGACCGGGGAGCACGAGGGCGTAGCCGCTACTGGGTTGATAGTGTAAGCGTAGGTTGCAATCGAACTATCCACATAGCTCGTGCCACCGGCGATGATTTTGAGCGTCTCGGTAGAAGCCACGCTGATCGCACCCGAATAGAGAATCCCGGTTGTGCAGCCCGTCGAACCATTTGTGGCGGGTGTGGAGCCGTTCACGGTATAGCACATGACGGCACCCGAGGAGCTGTCGGTGCAGGTTACGGATTGCGTCGAAGTGTACGTACCACCAACGGGCGAACACGATGGCGTAGCGGCTATGGTCGGGAAATTTATGGTGTAGACAAATGAGCCCACAGGCCCGTCGATATAAGCCGTGCCACCACCAATCACTTTCAGTGTTGACGAGCCGGAGATGGCGATGGCTCCCGAGTACAGCGTCCCCGCTGTACAGCCAGAAGTCCCGTTTGTCGCAGGCGTCGTACCGCTGGTCGTGTAGCACATGATTGCGCCGCTTGACGAGTCGGTGCAGGTTACAGATTGCGCGGCCGTGTAGGAACCCGTCCCAGGCGTGCAGACCGGAGTTGCTGCCGGAAGTTTGATGACATACGCGGCTGAGCCTACGCTGCTATCGACGTATCCAGACCCACCCGCGACGGCATAGAGTGTCTCGCTCACACCGACGCTCACTGGGCCGGAATACAGAGTGCCTGTTGTGCAGCCCGTAATGCCATTCGTTGCGGGAGAGCCCGTCGTATTCCAGCAGAGAATCGCTCCCGGACTCGTGGTGCTGATCGTCACCGATTGGGTTGGATTATACGTCCCTGCGACGGGAGAGAAGGTAGGAGTCGCTGCCGTAGGGAAATTGATGACGTAAGCGTAAGAAGCCACGCTGCCATCCGTGAACCCAGACCCTCCAGCGACGACCTTCAAGGTTTCCGAAATCGCTACGGTGATGCTTCCAAAATAAACACTTCCTGCTGTGCAGCCAGTCGTCCCATTGGTTGCCGGGGTACTCCCGTTTGTCGTGAAGCACATGATGGAGCCAACAGAAGAATCCGTGCAGGAAACCGTCTGCGTGGAAGTGTATGTGCCTCCGACCGGGGAGCAGACCGGAGTTGCGGCCACAGGGTTGATCGTATAGATATAACTGGCAATCGAGCTATCGAGGTATCCAGTCCCGCCAGCGATGACCCTTAATGTCTCCGAACTCGCCACACTGATGGCTGTGGAGTATAGAGTTCCGGAGGCGCAGCCCGTCGAACCGTTTGTGGCAGGCGTCGAACCGTTGGTGCTGAAACACATAATCGCGCCGACGCTCGCGTCTGTGCACGTTACCGACTGGGTTGTTGTGTATGTCCCTGTTCCAGGAGAGCAGACTGGAGTAGCTGCGAGGTTAGGAGCCCCGCCTGTCGGAGTGAGTTTCGCCGCGAAGACATCGCCGCGACCGGTTTGTGGCCCGAGATCCTGCCATACATTTCCATTCGGGCAGCTCGTTGAATAAGGTAGTGCGGGATTGAGGGTATTTAACTGCGTCGTTCCGTTGTAGTTTTGGTTGTCGCAGAGCGTGCTACCCGCAGCCGACACCGTTGGAGCAGTCGTGGCGGTGAAGCATGACACCGTTCCGCACTTCGGCTGGAAGCCGCTTAACGATGATTGCGGCCCAGATTTCCCGTTCACGTAGATGGCTTGGAATACGTCGTCCACTTGGCCGCTACCGCTAGTGCCTTCAATCGGGTTAATGAGGTTCCCGACAACGTAGGTATTCGCCGCCGCCCACGGCAAGCCGCAGAGGCTTGATGGACTGGCTGGGACTGCGGGAACCGCCAAGAATCCGATATGTGTTCCGCTCGCCCACACGCTAGGCGCTACGCCAGTAGTTGAGCCGTTGCCGCAATTCCAGTCGCTTGACCAGAATAACCATTGGGCATCTTGTGAGTACTCGCTAACCGAAAATTGCGTGGAGAAAGTTGTGCTCGTGTGCGTGTTGAAGTCGTTCGAGAACTGCCAGACTGGATTCACGCTGTTCGCTTGGACGGAATTAAACGAGGGAGTAACTGGATAACACGTCTCTTTGTTCTGCCACGCGTTTATCGCAGGGCCAAGCGTCTTGTAGTTATACGTAGTACCACAGGCGGGATACAGGTCATTGCCGTGATCTCCTGACACACTCAAATGGGAATCAAGAACATTGCCGAGCGTGCAGTCAGGATTCGTTCCAGAGACCGTATGGCACCCTTCCGGATACGGCGGCGGACTCAAGTTGACGTTCGGCTTTAGGAAGGTCGAGAAGTTCGCTTGCGTCGAGGCCTTCGAGGCGTCATAGATGCTGAGGAATGATCCACTCCCCCATCCCCCTGGGCTGAAGGCCATAATCTTATCAGTGCCAATATCCCAGTGGTTCAGGCCAAAGAACGTGATCTGAAGTGAATTAAGCGCGTCGAACGGAAATACCGAAGTCAGCGGTTGCCAGACTTCAAAGTTTTGCAGCGGGTTGCAAGCGGGATAAACAACATGCGTGGTTAAAACTTCGTGGTTGCCGTTCTTCGACATCTTCTCGTTGTGGATGTAGTACGGACAAGCTTGGGTCGTAATCCCGGTAACTGGAGTCACTCCTGCCGGGTTTACGATGTTCGTCATCGTCCCGATGACTGAGGGCGTCCGCGTTCCACCTGTACAGCTATAACCCGTGCCGCCTGAGCAAGACCAATCCGTCCAAATGCCGGTTCCCGTGTTGAGCAAGTGATAAATATTAGTGACAGCATCGTATTCCAAGGCCCAAATTCCGGTGTCTTGGTCGCTGTTGTATTTGGAGTATCCCCCATTCGGATAATTGTCGCCGTAACTGTTGGTTGAGAGTGCCATGCCGTACTTACCGCTATACGACGTACCCGGATAACTGGAATCCCGGCTGACTCCCGCCGCCGCCGCCCATGCCTGCGAACCGAGCGTGGGAATATAATTTGTCCCCACATTCGTCCAAACGATGCCGTTCGCGTCAATGACTTGCGAGAGTAAGTCGGGATGCCCAGTCAACGAAGCGCTCGTCGTCGTCGCAGCGGTCGTAGCCGGGAACGCAAGCGAGACTACAGTAGAACTGGTAAAAGTCAGGATGGTAGCGTAAAGAACTCCCCCCGACGCTCCCGCGCCTGTCACGCTGATGGTTTGTCCGACCATCGAAGCGGTGAATGGAGCGTTCGTACAAGTCAGCACCGCCGAATTTAACGGCATCGAGCAGGTGTTGGTAGAAAGCGTCACCGGAGAATGAATCCACTGGAACACAGAGGCGTTCGACAACACTCCGTTCGCCCCGGTGTTCTGATACGTGAACTGCGCGGTTGAGGCCGTGCCGTGCCACTTCAGAGTTGCGCCATCGGACAGGGTATCGAGTTTGCATCCGCTCGCGAGAAACGCTGGGGCCGCACCGGAGGACGATGTGCCAGCGACCGTGACCTTGTACATGCACGTTCCTGCCGTGCCGTTTTGGGTCACAATGTCGCCAAGAGCGTAGGCCGTACTTGCCGCTCGGATTCCCGTGCCACGCGCCATCTCCGCCGAAGTCAATTGGTGAGTGACATAATCGCCGTAATGGTAGGCATGACTAGCTTGCCAGTTGGGAGCGTTGGCTGCGCCGAGCGGTAGGCCATATTTGAAATCAACGATGGATGCATTCTTTGTCGGAAATCCGACTGTGTACTTGCCGGTCGTCGTGTTGATGCTGTAAGGCGTGACCGTTGTTGGGAGCGTCACATCGGTGTTATTGCCGAAGGCATAGAGCACAGTTGGATCAGTGAGCGAAAAGAAGATTGAGCCGAAATTCTCCCCCACGTTTGCCGAGCCGCCGCCAGCGTTATTGAACGAAGTCGGGATGGCGATTCCCGTTCCGATTCCAGAACAGTGTCCCGTCGCTGTGTTGAAGAGGCACACATATTCCGGACCATTGCCACTGAAACCGACCAAGCTAGTATTTGTATTGGTGGCGACGATGACGCCCGAGCCGCCTTGTCCAGCAACGAAGGTACCGTTCGTGACGCCGGGAACCGACTTAGAGTCGGTAAGTCTGGTGATCGGACTCAGTAAGGAAGAGTTGGTGAAAGCCGAGCCGTCGAAGTTGTGGCAAACACCGCCAGCGCAGCCACTACCAAGAAAACTCGTATCGAAGACGGTCAGCCCGTTATTTATGGCGTTTCCCAAATTTGGAGCGGTGGACCATGACACCACATCCGTCCCGTTGTAGGCGCAGGGATTCGGCATGGAACAGGACGAAGTCGATCCATTGCCGCTTAGAGGAATGGTTGCCGTCCCACCAGTCGTAGTGGGATAGGCTAGTAAGTATCCGCTCCGGGTTCCAGTGGCACTCGGGGTAAAGGTGACATTGATGCTACAACTCGCATTGCTCGCTAGCGTTCCACAGTTATTGGTTTGGGAATAATCCCCAGTCGCCGTTACTTCACTAATGGTCACGGACGATGCGGTGCTGTTCGTCAGTGTGATGGCTTGCGCGGCGCTGCTCGATCCGACTACTTGGGAACCAAATCCAAGACTAAGGGGAAGGAATGTAGTCGCGCACGCTCCCGTTACAAACGCTCCCGTCACTGAGTTGCCGTTAAACACATTGCCATTGGCTTTTCCGGTCGAACCAGAACCGGCATAGGCATAGCCGAGTCCTGCTACGAAGGTATTATTGTTGATGCAGTTTCCAGTTGTTGCCACGCTGCTGATGTTGATCCCATTCGTGCCAGCGCCGATGGTCGCGCCGTGTATGTAGGCGTTATTGCCGAAGGCTTGGATCTCCTCGAACCCAGACGTGCCGGAAAACGTGCCGCCGCTGACTGTCGTATTGATGTCGCGCCGGCCGAGCCCAGAGGCTCCGGGAACGAAGTTCACCAAAGAGCCGTTCGCTCCTACCGTCATAGTCACGTTGATAAGAGTGAGGAAGTCGTTGAAGTTGCCAAAGCCATCAATGCCGATGGTGTTGCAGCCGGAAAAGATGCCTCCGATATAAGTGACGTGATGCGAGTAGTACGTTACGTCGGCGCACTCGTAGCCTGCTGGGGCGTTCGTGACGGTTACGTTGTTCCAGACGGTGTGAGCTCCGGCTGATTGCTTGATTCCTCGTCCTGCTGTGCCTCCCGTCTTATCCACGCTAATGTTATTCATCACCGCCCCGCCCGACATGCCAAGCTGCACGCCAAAGGCGTTTGTGTTGAGGCTGGAAAGTGTGACGTTGCTGACGGTGGGATACCCCGTCAAAGCGACCACGAAGGCCGAGCCGCCAGGGGAAGGGAAACCGCCGTTGCTTCCCGTCGCTGTTTCGGTAATATTCGAGATTGTTGGTTGCCAGCCGCAGACGGTTTGCCCAGAAGCCCCGCAAGAGAATCCAGCGCCGATGGTGTTCTTAGCCGTTAGGTTATTGACGAGCAACCCATCGGTTCCGACGAGGTAGAGGCCGACGTTGGCCGTGCTTGCTCCGTCGAACGTGAGATCGTGGATATTGATCCCGGCCAAAACACCATTGATTTTCGCCACACCTGCCAGGTTGACGGATGGGTTATAAGGGTTGTTGAGCGGTCGAATAACCGTCACGGTGGTACCGGAGACGGAGGCGACTTTAGCCACTTCCGAACGGCATCCATCCACTTCGCATCCTACGGCTGTAGCTTGACCTCCAGAATCACACTGCGCGGTATTCGACGGCGAACAGTTTCCATCCGCTCCGCCTTGCCATAGATAAATCAAGTTTCCAGGTGAGAGAGTGGAAGCGAAGGTACTGCCTACGGTGAATGAACTCGAAAGATCAGAGGTTGAAGCGAGCAAGACGTTTCCACTCGGAACACTGGCCGTACCCGTGCTTAGAGTAGCCGCTCCAATCTGCCAGATCACGCCAGAAGCGCTTCCCTTGATGATGCTCAACGCCTGACTGTCGCCATATACGACGATATTCGAGAGCGCACTAATGGTCGTGAGATGGGATACCAAATAAGTTCCGGATGGGAAGTAGAGCGTGTCGCCACTCGTCAGATCGCCAATGCAGGTATTCACGGCAGCGGTATCGTTGGTCGATCCGTTGCCCGTAGCTCCGCAGTTCGTCTTGACGTTCCAAACCGTTGCACTGACCGGGAGAACTAGACAACAACCGCACAGCGCGAGGATGGCGAGCAACTGTCTCATTAGGGTGTGGAAACCGTATACGTGCTGGTCGGGCTCGATTGGTTGAGATTGTCAAATAGCGCTTCATCGGCGGTCATGGCGAAGTTCATAACCCGCGTTACATCAAGACTGCCGCTGTAGTAGAAAGGCGACGAAAAACTAGCAAGTCTTCCGAGAGCAAAGGTGATGCTACTGGTAGATGGATCAACCGGGCTACCAGTAGCCCCGCCGCCAGCGGTAACAGAGCAAGTAACTCCATCTAAATAAAACGTAAAATTTGAACTTCCCCCTGTATGAGAACCGACCATGTGATGCCAACCAGTAGGATTGAGATTATTGATATTGCACCAGCCTTGCCAATAATTAGAACCAGACGTTTTATATCCAAACCCCATACAAGTACCATTAGTGCAGGAAGCTCCGCCGGTGCCAATTCCGATCATGTAGATGCCGACTGTACCCCCATTATCTAAGTCGCCCATTGGAGAAATAACTTGAGACCCTGCCGGTTGTACAGCGTTAAACCAAGTTTCGATAGAAAAGTTTGTCAGCGCACCTAGCGTACTTCCTGTATCCGTCCACTGGCTACTGCCGCCTGTGTAGTTGGTGGCATTGTTAATTTCTCCGGCCGCAGAAATCGCACCATGATTGGTGGGTGAAGCAGCATTCGTAGTTTCATCCGTAAAGGAGAGCGTTCCCCCGGAGACTCCGCCAAAGTCATAAGCTCGGAGATACTTGCTGGCAAATAACGTCGTCTTACAGTTGTTCGTTCCGCTTGGACCACAAGATAAATCCACCGCGCTAGATTTACCCGTGTATAAATAGGCAAGACACGTTGAGCTTTTCTTGATACATGGAGCCTGAAAATACCACTCCCCCGCACCCGTCGTAGCCGACCAACTGTTCGGGACGAAGTAATATGGGATGATCGTTCCGGTGCCATTATTCGCCGTGCAGAATACAACATCAGTTCCCGAAGATAATAACTGGCCGCCATTGCCTGTAGATTTTAGAAGAGCATTTCCGGCAAAGTAAGTAACCCAATTGTTTGGCAGATCCGCTCCTAGCGACCCCTGAGCGGAAATAGTAATAGTGTCAGTATTCGTGTAGCCCGTTGCCGCTCCGCAAGCACCGATACCCGTTGCCCCTTGAGTACTTCCCAAAATAGGGACGCCACTCCCGCTAACTTGCCCAGCAGCGAGCGAGGAAACTAAAGCTAATCCACAGAAGAGAAGGAACGCGAGTAGCATCCGTTTCATCGCAATACCTTCCAGTTGAACGTTAGTGCCGCCGGGGTAATCGACCCGCCAGTGTTATTGCAAACTTTGAAGTTAACGTTGTTACTACTGGGGTATGCCTGCACATATAGACTCCCGGAAGCTGATGGCCCGTATCCAGATACACCCGTGGGATCGACATTTGGCGTAGCGATGAAAGTGTCCGTTGTTGCCGTTCCGGTTGCTGAGGTTGTAACTGCCGTGGCGCAGGTTCCGCTCGTGATTGCGCCAGTCCCCATCGTCGAGGTTCCGCTAGCGACAGTAACCGTTGTGCCGCCACTGCCCGTAGCGGCCACACTTATACCCGTGGCCGTGCGCGTGAGAGTCACTCCAGATCCCGCCGTTAGGCCTTGCTCGGCAATGTCCGCTACCCAATTTGTTGAACTGTTCGGATCGACGTAGAAAGTCGCGATTTGTCCATTGTGAATGACACACGTTGCCGCGCCGTTGCACGTCCAAGTCGTCGTCGTCACTGTGAGATCGTTGACGGTGCTGAGATTGTTTGCGAGCCGAAAGACGCAATTTGGAACCGCTAGCGTGGTCGCGGTGGGAAGAGTCACAGCCACCGCGACCGAACCAACATACTCGATGCGCTTGGGACCGCAGTCGGTTGTCGCGATGGTATCGGTTGCCGTGGTTCCGGTGATGGCGCGTCCAACAACTCCAGGCAGAGCGAGTACAGGTGCCGTGGCGAGTCCACCAGAAGGGATGGAAACGTAAACTTGCGCGAGGCCGTTCGGTGTCGTCGCTCCCGCTAACCGTGCCGCTGCCGGGGTCGCGTTCTCGTAGATCATGTCCCCGAGTGTGGTCATTGGGTTAATCAGTCCACCGCTACCGGGACAAGTCGCGAACACTCCCGTACCGAGGAAGCAGTGCGCTACGTTGCCGTCGCCAATCAGGGCATTGCTGACCGAATCTGTATTTCCAGACTTCGAGGTTGCAGGCGTGATGGCATAGCCGTTGCTCGGAACCGCTGGCGTTGTCGCATTGAAGTTAACCGTGTCTCCGGGTGTTAGGGGAGCAGCGTTCACTTGCAGGTTATAAACCGCAGTTGGCGAGGCGTTGTTGAAATCGTTCGCGAGCAACATGCGGATCTGTCCAGCCGTTCCCGCACCCGTATTCGCCGTCCAAACAAAGTAGAAGGGCTGCCCAGCGGGAGGCACCGCACTCCCAGTATCGTGCAACTGACCATCGACTGTCGCCGAATTTATGGCATAGTCACGCGCGGTCGTCTGGTTGTCGAAGGTGACAGTTGGCCAGCCGAGCATCGCGATCCGTGCATTGCCCGTGGTTCCGCCACCGGAAAAGGTGAAGCCCGCTACAACGTTTGTGGTTGAGGTCGCGTGTGGGCAGATGATGGCGTGCCCCGTGCCATCGTCGCAAGCGGTCGTGTTGTTGGTTGTACCCGTAACTGCATTGTTAGGCACTTGGAAGCCGAAAATTCCGCTGGTGAATACGTCAAACCCGAGAGGAGATACAGTCGGGTTGATGCCATCATCCGTGATCTGCGAGTTCCCAAAACCTCCAGCAATCGCTTTTTGCACCAAATTTGGAGTTCCGGTCGTCGTGATGTTCAACACGCCGCCAGGAGGCGTGACTGGGGAGCCAGCGATAGCGAAGCCGTTTGGGACCGTCAACGCCACGAAGCCTACCCCTCCTCCGCCAGCTCCGCCGCCAAGAGATACATCAGTAAGCGTGACTGGAGCAGGCAACCCGGCACCAGAGAGCGTGATGTCGTACGCGGTTCCCGCTGAAGCGAAAAACAGGTATGAGCCATCCGTGTTTGCGGTGAAGGGATTCGCAAGTGGCGTGCCGATAATGTCGGAGAAGATGACGGCTGGATTGGTAGTTCCCGTCAAGAACACGGCTACCTGGCATCCCGGATACGAAGCCATCACGCCCGTCCCGGCAGAGAATGGCGTTCCCGTAAGCGGCTGGGTTCCACTACTCGGCAACCCTTGCGTAACCGTTGCCTGCCCACCTTTTTGACACTGGCCGTTAAAGGCGACATTGGTCTGCGCGTGAGCCGTTACGGGTAAGAGGAGAACCGCGAGGATGAGAAGTCGCTTCATTTTAATTCAGCACTTCCACAATCAACTGCCGAGAAGTGAAGGAGTTGCTGGAACTGGCTCCACTAAAGGCTACGACGGCTTGCAGGAAAAGCGCTCCGGTTGAATCAATTGTGCCGACCGTAGCAGTGTTGGTATCGGCAAACACGGAATCGGCAACTAGGCCCGTGGTCCCAAGGTCAATCGCCAAACTTCCGTGCGCTTCATAAGCGGAAGAAGCGCCAGCGGTCTGCGTCGAAATATATCCCGTCAAATTCGCGGCCAAATTGCTGACGGCGGTAGCCGCGGTGACGGTTGAAACGATGCTAATTGGGGTAATGACCACTCCGCTTCCGCACCCTGAAACAGTACACAGTTTGATTTTCAGTGCGACTGTAGGCTGCGCGGTGACGACGTTGGAATAGACACCTGCCAGAAATACTTTTAAAGTTCGTCCCGCGACGTTCAACAAATTCGCGCTCAGGGAGCACGCTTGCAAGTTTTGGTCGCTTGCCGTGCTCACAGCTACCGTAGTTGGGACCACGCTCATGCAGCCGAGACGAGAGATCGGCATCGCGCCAGTGCTGTTGTTATTGACCTCCATCGCATGTTGCGTGGAGTCCGCGTATTCAACTGAGGAAGAAGCTACTCCAGCAGGCGCGGCCTCCTCAACTTGGATTTCACCAGTAAACCTCAAACTTCCTGCTTTGCTGCCTTGCGCCCCTGTACCAATGTCCACTACACCTGCGGCATCACGGCTAAAAGCAGTATCAGCGGCGGCAAGTACGTTGGTAGGGGAAGACGCCCAAGCAAGCGTTGCTCCCGAAAGCCAGACGGTCGTAGTCGAAGCGGACTCCAACCAACTCGCCCCACTGGCAACGAAGCCGATGGTGCCGCTTCTGGTGTACAAACCAACGGGGGTGCCGACGCCGCCGATGCGAATGGCAGGATTGGCCACTGTGCCGGGAGTGTTAACCAATGTGGGGTTAGAAAATGTGAAGGCGTTTGTAGCCGCGCCTGTTGCCCCGATGATCGACGATGAGCCCGTACCGGATGAACCCCCGAAGCGCAGGGTCGGTGCGGTTCCGTATAGGATTAAGTCGGTAGTGTTAACCGGCACGGTGAAGAACCGGGCTACCGTGACGCTGGTACTTACCCAGTCGTAGTAAAGGCCAATTCCCGCTGCGCCATTGTTCGGGTGAACCACACTCGGATAACCGAAGTGGACGTTATCGCTTGACACTTGGGTAAGCGTTCCGGCTTGCGCTCCGAAAGGACCGCCTGCGGTGTAACCGCCTGTGATGCTCTGCACAACAATCGTGGTTGCGTTTGTGATGGACGTAACCGTCATCGTGTTGCTCGGACTAGCTGGGCTGTTTATCGGCGCGGCTGAGCCCGATAACCCAGTGATAGTGATTGGTGCCCCGGCAACGAAACTGGCAGTCGAAGTGACCGTCAACGTAGCTTGCGTCGAACTATTGATGGTGACGGACGAGACTGCGGTAGCGACGTTTGGGACACCAACCACAACCGTGCTGTTCGGTGACCACCCTAGCGATGTCGGAGTACCTGCAACGCCTGCAATAAGCTGGGTCGCTTCGCCGTACATGGCGTAGATCAATTGCGCCCCACGGTCAGGATAAATCACTTCTACAATGCGTCTACCATTAGGCGCTACGTAAGTCGAAAGCCACGGATTGTAGCCGAGTGGCCCAGTGTTGATACTCGGCGTGAACGCGCCTACGTCCGTCCACGTAAGACCATTGTCCTTACTGATAACTTGTTCCATTTCACGGTTATTGTTATCACAACGAAGTAACCCAAACACTACGCTGCCACCAAGGTAGATGAATGTCCCTTCAGTAAATTGATTAGTAGTTGAACCAACGACGGTAATTGGAGCGGACCACGTTACCCCATTATCAGTGCTGCGAGTTACCTGTGAGTAATTGGTAGGTACTGCATCCGTGGAATAAAACGAGGCTTGTAAAACGCCATTTCCAAGTACGATCATTCCGCCGTAAGGTTGGGCAGCGGTTCCAGGCGCAATGTTCATCACCACGGGAGCGGACCACGTAACACCTTTGTCGTCGGAGTAAATGTAGTCCTGTGAAGTGAATACCCCGGATGTGATGATCCGGTAGAACAGCACTAACCGGCCTGTCGGGGTAACTCCGCCAGTGCAAGCTCGAACGTCAGCACCGCCTAAAGACGCAATGGTCGATTGGGCGCTCCAAGTCTGGCCTTGGTCGGTCGAGGTTTGCAGTTTGCACACACCGTCATTTGAAGTCTCTTGCGCTCCTTGCCGGTACGTGATAACTAACGTGCCATCGGGAAAGACGCTCGACTGGCCTTCAATGATGTAGGCTCCGTAATTTTCGGTGAGAGGAGTCGTCGATTCCGTAGGGACGTAAGGCAGATTGGCGTTTAATGCCGTGCCCCCGCTGGCACCGCCGCTACCTCCGCTCTGCCCCCATGTTCCGTTGTTGCAGGAATAGATAGCGCCAGTGCTTACGACAACTTGCAAAGGTGGGGTAGCGCTACACGATCCAGATGGAGCAGACGAAACATAGGCCACCTGCGGCGAACTGAATTGGGCGTAAACGCTGCCCAAGAACACAAACAGGCAACATAAAGTCTTTTTAAGCGTAGTGGACTTCCACATTGATTTTTGCTCCGTTGGCGCTCGCTCTCAAGAAGGTGGTATTCAAGTCAACTTGATGCGGATAGGCTTGGATCACATCCGTGCTCCCCGCCGCCATTTCCTTGCCTTGCAAACTCCCATCTGTCTTCGTGTTTTCGTCTCCCTTGTACACTGTCTGGGTACTATTAGTAGGAGATGCTTGGACAGACAAGTAACTGACCGATCCAATGATGCTGATTGCGGGGAAGATCCCGCCAGCAGGACTTACCGTATATCCCGGTTGCGAGCCTACGGAAAGAAGCGTATACAAACTCTGCGCGGGCTTCGTGATGTCAGTAATCGTAATAGTGGCGCAATTCATGCTTTCCTCCTACCAGTTGGCACGACCGACATTCAACAAGCCGAGCGTTTCCGTGGAATATCCGTCGTTCGTCGCCTGCGATGTTAACCCAGAACGTGAGTGCGTGAGGAAGTCGCGATGCAGGTTCGCATCCTTTGCTCGGATCTGCTTCAGGAGCGCTTGGTGCTCTTTCGCGGCAGCTTGCGCCAGAAACTTCCAATCCGCGCCCGATCCGCGCTGCATTTCTTCGCCTTTTTGCGCTTCCTTGTAAAGATACAGAACCTCTTTCGCGCGGCACTTAATCAACTCTTCACTGATCGGGTACGGCGCAACATCGGAAGGATTCACAAACAGCGGACCACTGCGTTTGTAGCTAAAGCTGTACGGCATGTGCGACAAATTGTGCGGCCACAGTTCGTACATGATGTTCCCGAGCGTCGAACTGCCCGGACGCATATCTATTCCCCAAGGCACGGCGTAGGTGGGAACCGCTGGTCCAAAGATCAGGCGTTGCGCGTCGAGGACCGAGAGGTCATCCTGCGAGACTTTCGTGAAGTCCACGGGCGCGTTGTTCGTCGTATCGCGGATCTCGATGAACTTCGTGAAGTCCGACACGGGAACGGGAAAGTACGCCTGATAGATGTAGTACGGCTGTCCCGCTCCGATGGTTGGCTCCATCCACGGGCGGTCAAGAGTTAATGTGGCAAACGGAGGGGCACCGTTCGGATTGTAGGCAATGATGTTGTAGAGCGCGTATGGAGGATTCCGAAACTGCAACTCTGTCAAGAACGGGCGTCCCGTTAAAGCCGCCCATGCCGCGCTTGCCGCAGCATCCCCAATGACGACTGACGTGTACGGATTAGCCGTAACCGTTCCTACGTTCGCCATGAGGCCAGGACAATTCCATCCAGCCTGCTGGGTTTGGAACGACCAATCAGTTTCATCGTAGATTTTCTTGAGCGCTTCGTTGAGTTTGTTGCTGGCAAGAGGCTGCGAGACTCCAGGGACTTCGAGAGCTATCGTCTTTGCCATGCTTACCCACGACATAAAACATCTCCATAAAAAATGGCGACGGCTCCCGCAAGCCGCCGCCATGTCGCTGTGCCCAAACTCAACTGCCTAAAACTCACCGCCCCACGCGCTGAACTGAACAGATAAAGCGGAGAGGTTAACTCCATTAGCCACTTCGGTCATTCCAGCCGCTGTGTACCAATCGAAGGTCCACGTAGGTCGCGTAGTGCCTACAACACTCGGTGCTGGGGCCAATATGTAGATCCCGGAGCTATCCATGCAGAATTCCACCGAATCTAGGTAGATACCTGACGGAACCAAAAGCACATCTCCAGTCGCTTGAGAGTAAGACGCTGGGCCAGTACCGTAGAACGTCCATTTCTGGCGCTGGCCGACTGAGAGGCCGCCTTCGTACCCAGGAACGATTTTTAGCTGCACAGTTGTTCTCCTTACCCTGCAACCAGCGGTATGTCAAGCAAGACCCGGAAAGTAGCCGTTGCCGTGTGGTTGGGAGCGGTGAGCGCCAACCCAACCGTAGTTGGAATCAGCGTTCCTGGAGTCGCTAAGTCTTCCGCCAAGCCTCCAGCAATCGAGTTGATGACATCTCCGACCGCAGGCGCAGCGTTAGACACGCCACCAGTCTTTCCGAGCACCGTGGCGTCTCCATTTTCCTGCACGAAGACGTACGCTCCCGCAGCAACTTGCGCGGCGGTGAGTGGAGCTAGGAATACGACTGGACGCACAGCGGCATTCAAGCCAAGGTCGTAACTGGTAATAAAGTTGACGCCGAGCGCCAAAGACTTTATCAGTCCAATCGTGCCTGTCTTAATATTCGAGGCCGTCGCGCCGGAATCGACCTGCACAAAGCGATAGCGGCCTTGATGGAGGAGTGGGCCAACCGCCTGCGCTTCCGCTTCGGTCAAGTCAAAGTATCCGCCGACAACCAAGCCGCCAGCGTAATAAGGCAGTCCGGTACGGAGATCAGTCATGCCGCTTGGCGACGTGTACACCGCCGTCATCGACTGCGGTAGAAATTCGGTGCGAATCAGTGGCATTGTCCGTCTCCTTGTTAACTGGTGAATCCGCTGATAATCAGTCCATGTCGTGGATTCATCACGTAGATGTTCGTCCCCAAGCGCATGAACATATTGGCGGCGCTCACGTTGTCCGGGATCTCCTTGATCTTCGTCGCGAAGAACCAAGACTTTTCCGCCGTGGGCCGCATCTTCAAGGCTTCCGGATCGAAGAGAACGAGGATCTCACCCGGCTGAATGACGGTTCCGGAGGGGAACTGCGCACCGCTCGGCGAAAGCGACCCTACTGCCTGCGGGACGCCGGCAATGGTGTACGTCGGAGACGTGTAGCTCCCGAGCTTGGTCGTGTTGCCAGAGCCGTCAAGAAATGTCGTGTTCGCTGCCGCCGTGCCGAAAGCGTTTGGATTGCCACCCGGCAAGAATTGCCACGTCTTGTTCGACGGAGCCAATGGATCGGCAAAAATCTTTACGCCGAAGAAGTCCACGCTCGGCCATCCGAAGTCTGTGCCTTCTCGAACCGACTGCTGATCGACACGCGCGATCGCTCGGAGCATGTTGACCAAAGCCGACCATCCGAAGGGGCTGGTGATTCCGACTCTCGCTTTGCAGTTCAAGGTTAAAAGCTGCGCAACGGCATTCGTCAGCACCGGATAGGTGATGGGGCCAGCGCCGCCTGCCGTGGTTCCACAGTAAAACGGAGTTGAGTTGTACGCCTGCCCAATGGCTCCGTTTCTCGTGACTCCGCCAGTCGTGATAAAGACGTTTCCATCCGGGGAAGGATCGACGCCATTCGAGAAGCCCTCAAAGAATCCGTTCGAGGAAAGAGAGCGGTCATCCGACACTCCGGTTGTTCCCCCGTTCGCGGACGAAGGTTGCCCGTGGCGGTACGCATCCATTTCGAGCATGGTATTCATCTGCGAAACCAAGTTCGCTTCGAGCAGCGCTCGTTGGTCGATGATCTGGGTGTCGCCGGCGCGATTCAGCACATCCAGCTCGAAGTCTTCGATTTGGGTGTAGCAGGCGTAGGCTTTCTCATAATACTTTGCCGCGCTCGCGATCTGTGGACGCGTCACCGTAATGGTCTGACCTGGCTGCACGGCTTTGCCTTGCAGGTGAGCGTACGTAAACGCTTCCACCATGCCCGAGCCGCCCAAGAATTCCTCTACTACCCCGAAACGCCGTAGGATGTCCTGTAAAGGCGTATCCACGAAAAAACATTCGTTGATGACGTTCTTGCGAATGGACTCGCGTGTGTTGGTGTCCAGCTCGTTGTAGAGAGGATCCAAAAGGCAAGGCATCGCCAACGACACTAGGCGTTTGAAAAACAAGAGCAAGAATCGGGTCAGCATTGTTTACCTTCCTTTTACGCGCTACGTGCCGCTGCAACATCTTTGTGAACGTTGTCCAGCATCCGGTTCAAGCGCTCGCGCCGTGGCACGTTCCCAGTTGCCTTCTCGAAATCGTCATGCTTGATAGGAATCAAACTGTTCCGCGAGGATTCGCCAGGGCGAAGGTTTGGATTGTTGCCGCGCTTCTCGGCTTCCAAGCGAAGCTGCTCCGCGACTTTCGTCTTCACGTCAGCATCTACACGCTGCCTGTAGGCTTCAACTTCTTTCTGCTTGCGTGTCTCGGCGAATTTGTACTTCTCCGCGACGAACTCGCCAATCTGCTTGCGAGCGCGTTCCGCTTCTGCGGCAACTGAAGCCGTAGCGTCAGGAATAGGAACACCGTAAAGACGCATGTGCTCGTTATTAGCATCCTGAAACTGACTCAACCAATTTCCAACCCTACCCAAAATTCGGCCTTCATCCACGGCGTTCGCTCCTACTGCCGGACTTCCCGGCACAACCGGCTTCGCGGGCTCAGTTTCTATGTCGAGATTAAAACCCTGCGCTTTCAGTGACTCCACTTGTTTACGGAGCCCTTCATATTTCGCTTTGACGCTCGCGGTTTCGGTGAGCGCGGTGCCGTAGTCGGCGACGTACTTCTCAACGTCCTGCTTTTCGAGGCTTGCTTGGCGGAGCGCTTCAGCGGCTTCCGCTTCTTTTTGCGATGCGGTTTGGAGGGTCGTATCAGCTTGAGAGACATATCCGGTAAGAGCGGAAACAACATCGGCGGGCAATCCAGCAATCACTTCATCTTTCACGTTCGCGGCTTTCAGTAACTCAGCGACAGTCATTCAGTTCTCCTTTACTGGCCCGAAGGCCCCTGCTGCGGAGCAGGTTGTGATTCTTGCGGACGGGATGCGGTCATGGTTTTCTGCAAGGCTTTCACGAGTGCGGTTCTCGCTTCCATCAGTTCGGCTTGCACAATCGGGTTCTGCTGGGAAAGTTGTTCCAGTCCCTTGGCGATCTGCGCCAGCATGGTTTGTAGAGGATTCGCCTGCTGCTGCGCAGGAGCAACCCCAGGTTGTGCTCCACCTGGGGCTCCACCCTGCTCTGGTGACGGTTGTGGTGTTGGGGGAGTAGCCATTCAGCGCTTCCGGCCCTTGCCGAGACTTCTGAACTTAAGGTCGATTTTTCCACCCTTACCGCTACGACCTTTAGCCCGAGATTTCAATCGGCCCGTGGCATGATCCTTGATGACCAGTTTGCGTTTGCGTTTCGCCATATAGGAGACTCCTATCGGCGTTTCCGCCCACCCTTGCGACGGCCTTTCTTGCCACCGCGCTTGCGGCCCTTATGCTTGCCGCCGACCGATGACCCTTTGATCATCAGTTTGTGACCTTTGTGACGTGCCATAGATTCCTCCAAAGAGAAAGTGGCTCAAGCCACTTCAGACTTGAGCCACCATCAGTTCCACGAAGGGTTGTATGGTGAATCTCTGTTTGGAGAGATACTACGGAAGAGGAATAAGCGTAAAGGAACTAAAGTACCTTTCAGTCGATCAAACCACGGCGGAGGGCGATCGCGATTGCGTTCGTTGTGGTCGGCGCGTCCAACTTTTCCCGGATGATCTCAGTGTAGTGTTTAAGCGTGATTTCCGCGCGTTTCATGGATTTTGCCGTGCCTCGCAGGGTTTTACCGTCAGCTAGTAGTTGCAGAACCTTAAGCTCTTTTTGACTCAATTCTTCCACGGCAATCATTTTTTTCTTTCCGCCAGAATTTGATCCAATTCCTTCATCGTCAACGGGATGTTTTCCCGCGTAACCACGTTGGTAATACCGCCTTGATTACAGTTGACGCTCGTCTCGCCTTTGAATTTATTCGAGCGCAGATACGAAAACACTTTTTCGATGCTGAACGTCTTTGGGACTTCAAGCACCGATTCCAAAGTGACAAAGACTTTGATCGCCTTGACGGTAGGAGTGTCCATAATCACTAGAACGGTTCTTTCAACTCATTCCACGGCTCGGGAGGATACACCGGATGCCAGCCGCAGTGACGGCATGGCGTCGAAGTGTTCGTCCCAATATTCTTACGGTCAAGGATTTCCTGTCGATTAAAAACAATAACCGCTTCGCACCCTTGACCTTGGCACTTTATGAAAACGTCTGGTTGTGAATGGTTCGTTGATACCCAACTTGTGAGTGTCATAGCTACTTGCTCTGCGCGGTGACTACGCGCAAGTTTCCACTCTTCGTGCCGCGTGTCTCCTGCTTCGGCGGCTGCTTCCCACTCGGTGGACGGCCTCCGCCTTTGCCCTTACCGGGTTTCTCTTCTCCCCCCAGCCCTTCGGCTTGCGCCACCTGCGCTAGTTTCGCCTTCATCTCCATGATTCTCGTTTGCTCCCAGATGTACTTATCAAACTCGCTTGTTCCCGGCGAGTCGCCCCAGTTCTCGACGCCCAGTTTCTTGAAGGCGGTGCTGAAAGAAATCGGGAAGCCGCGTTGTAGGAAGTTCAGCCACTTCAACTGATCCTGCATTTGGGTCACGTTCAACAACTGGCTGGGAACGGAAACTACCTTCAGGTTTTTCGCAAACCACTTCGCCCGTTCCATGTCCGACTTTTCGCTTGGCTTATTGTCTTTTTGCAGATGCGATTCGGAAGGTAGATGTGACGGGACAATAGAATTGGGATTGAAGTCGAAGGTTTCTACCGACACCGCGTCCGGCCCAATAAAGGAAAGTAAGTCGTTGGTCGTGAAATACTGCCCGACCATGAACTTCAGCATGTAGGCAATCTTCGACTGCGCCACCTGCATGTTACCGGAAATACCTTTCGCGATTGGCCCAATGGTTTCTAGGAACTTGTCCATCGCCTCGCCAGAGAGATTGAATTTCAGTTGCGAGAGGCTTGCGATGTCGTTAAGTCCAAGAGCCTTCTGTCGCATCTTCTCGAACATCTCAACCATTTGGAAGTCGCTCGACTCCACGCGCACGCTGTCCGGCAAAAGAGACTTCAGCGCATCTTGGACTTTGCCGTCGATCCCGACCGTTGTCCCCGACTCTGCCAGCCAGTCAAAGCTCTTCAAGTCTTCGCGCGGAATCCCCGCGTTCAAGTCGTAGCCTTTCGGCGGGTCCATCTTCGCTTTCAGCACGCGATACATCAAGTCAATGAACCCGCGCTCCGCGCGTTCGATCCCAGCCACGTCATAAAGAAGAGAGAACCCAACCGCCATCCACGGCCAGTCATCCACTTCGTAAGCGACGGGTGGCATCATGCCGTGCCAGTCGAAGGCTGGGCCATCGTATAGCGGCTCCGACATGCCGGGATTTGAGATTAGAAGACGCAACTGCGGATAAATGCGGCAGTCTTCTGGCTCCGCTTTGCGAGACTCGGGAAGTTGATTGTTTGGGTTTGTGGTTACGAGCAGGCTTCCAAGCGAAGGAACGTCGTAGGACCAAGAAGTTAGTTTCTCACCATTCTCCCCTCGTGCGTCCCCCATCGGTAGCATTTGTCCGGTTCGGTTGATGCGCAGGTCGCGCACGAAGGTGTAACGGATCTCGCAGTAGCGTTGATCCCAGTCTTGCTGTTCTTGCCCATACTTCCAGCGATCCCAAAACTCTAACCGGCGAACGTGACCGTTCGACGACGGCTTAGTTCTCGACACCGGAAATAACTTGTCTTGCGCGTGCGGGAAGCGAGCGTGGGCCTCGGCTATGCCTAAGCAGTCAACGATAGTGACCGCGTAACTGCCTTGAATGTCGTTGTCAGCGGGTAACTGGCAGGGTAACACTTCCCTTGGCCCCAAAGCGCGAAACTCGATCTGTCCCGCTCCCCAGCCAAAATCTTTCCGAATGTAGCGCGGCCAGAGGTATCCACGGCCTAACGGAATCGCGTATTGCAGCGCTTGCCGGGACTGCCGCGCGAACTGGGACTCTTGGTAAATATGCTTGTAAATCCGGTTGTACTGCTCGACCATCGTCTTGAACTGTTCCGCTCCCGAACCGAGCGTGGCAATCTCGCGAACGTCGGCGATGGTCTCGACAAACTTCCGAATATCGCTTTTCAGATTATTGGATTTTAGTTTCTGCGGCCCGTCAGCGCTGAGGAGCGCTAAGTTCTGTTCCGCGTTCTTCGACACGGCTTGGCTGTCCCACCATTTATCGCCGTCTTGAATTTGTTCTTCGATCCATGACTGACGTTGCGCAGCATCCGACTCAAAGGTCGGAACCTGCCAGTCTTGGAGCTTCTTTTCCATGTAGCGACATCATACTTTGATAATCACGGCACTGTCATGCCAATTTTATTTTGTCGGGGGAGTCAGCGCAGCCACCCCAACCTTCAGTCCGGGTCGCAGCCTGATATTCTTCCGAACCAACCTCGAATCCCCACTTGCGACGAAAGTACGCGCGATCCGCATTCGCCTGCTGTTGGATGGCCGCTTGTTCTTCCGGGGAAGCGAGACGCAGCGTCGAGCTGCGCTCGTGATAAAACGGCAGATTCGCGGCCAGTAGAGGCACTCCAGTTTTTACCGCTCGCACATGATAGTCGCAGTCCTGCGCGTAGAACTTCATGCCTTCATCGAATGGGCCTATCTTGTCCCACGCATCGCGGCGAATCAGGAACGCGCTGAAGTCGGGATGACCGACGAGAGGCGCTCGCGGTGTTCGTTCCCGAATTGCATCCATGTTATCAACCGAGACGCCGGTTACGAACGGAACATCGTAGGAGAGCAGTTCGCTGTAGAACCACGGCGGAAGAACCACGTCGTTGTTGACCAAGAGAACTTCAGCATGGAAGTTGAACAGATACTCAAGACTTATATTCCACCCCTTACTTACTCCAAGATTCAACGGCATGGTAAGCGACGACTTGAACATCACTTCAATGTCATTAGATTTCAACCAGTCAAGGGTTCCATCAGTCGAACCGTTGTCACCAACAATAATTCTCATCGGAATGTATTGTTTCCTAACCGACTCGATACACCGTTTCGTCATCTCAAGGCAGTTATGGGTAAGCATGAGCGCTGCATTCATAGCGTCCTCCCCACACAATCCGGCCATCCCCACTTGCCGTTTGCGTGGATAAAATTTGGATGTGTCCCGAGAACCGTATTCACCGGAAGACCATTCTCGAACGCAAGTTCGCTCTGCTCCAAAAACAGGCAATAGAAAAGTTCGGTGCGCTCGTCGATCGGAATGAGCGAAGAACCGTTATGGCGAAGCAGATTAAAGAAGCGCTGATTCAGTCCGTTCGGATCGTATAGCGGATGCCGCTCGATCTCGTCCAGCCACTCTAGGATGCGCTCCGGCCTGCCGCACATCATTCCACCATTAACGTAGCGCCACGCGGTCGTTCCGGGGAAGGTCGAGGCAAGGGATTGGTCGGGATAGCAGTTGCGCTCAGCGGCCAGTAATACGTGACCGTCCGGGATCTTACGAATCACGTCTTCTTTGGTTCCATAAAATAGAACGTCAAAAGCGTCGGTGAAAACTAGTTTTTGATATTCGGAACACTCCCTAGCTAACGCACGCTGACCCTGGACTTGATGTCCGAGCGTTCCTCCACCGTTCGAGTTCGGGAACTCCTCTAATAGTTCCACGCGCACTTGAATCCCAGCTTCAAGCATTTGCTCGACATACTTTTCTTGAAACCCGCGTGCGCCGCTGGAGCAGAGGATGACGAGCAAGTCCTTCATCGTCCCTCACTCGAATGTGGCATAACGACAATCGTCCGGAAATCTGGAAACGCTTGGTAGGGATACTTGAGAAGCGATTCGACAAACTGGCCGTCAGCCGTGTAGTCCGGGATGTCGGGCCATCGGCCAATGTCCCGGCTGACCACCACGTTCGCGGTGTCTACGTGACAGCACTTTGGAGGGTCGGTAAAAAATCGGTTGCCGTGCCGCAGGATTGGGAAGAGAGCCCACGGGGTAACGACTACATTCAAGTCTTCTAGCACATGGTCGTCCGATAACCAGTTGTCGTCATCGAGGTACAACAGATACTCGCCTTCTGCGAATTCCCAAGCGTTGTGGCGGCATGTGTTCCCAAAGTTCCCGTGCGGCAGTCCGCAGTGAATTATTAGGCGATGACTACGATAGATTTGGACGAGAATCTCAGGGTCTGTTTTCTTGTCCACGACGACAATATGCTGCCAGTCGTCTGTCGTTTGCCGGTCAACCGACTCGCATGTACGAACGAGGCTTTCGCGTCCAAGGGTCGGAGTGATGATGGTGTATCTCATGCGAGTCCTTCGTGAAACCATTTTTCCCAGTCGTCCCACAGATCGCCCCAGTCGAGATTAAGCGGAAGCAGGGACTCTCCATCCTTTTTGGGAAGTTGCGTAATTTTATCTACCAAGTCGGCAACGCGGTAGCCACAGCGGATACAGTTATAGCAACCTTCAAGATGCTGGTAGTAAGGCTCGACCTTCATTGAATCCAAGAGATGCTCTGCGGCCCCACCGTAGTTGCCGTGAACGCATGGCGTGCCGCAGGCAAGGCTCTCGAAGATAGGGTAGCCGAAACCTTCGCCGTTTCCGATCCCAAGTGTTACATCGCAGGCGGAGTAGCAGTACGACATCTGCTCGTCAGTCAGAGGAATGCCAGTGACGATGGCTTTATCCACAATCCCGAAGTCGTTCAAGAGCGCTGGGATCGACCATTGACGCTCCAGAACGTCAGTGTGCGCCCACAGCATGACGTTGCGGGTCTTTGCCAGTTCCGCAACGGCTGCGATGCCGAGTCCCCAATCTTTTCGTGTTTGATTGGTGGCAACAATACCGATGAGACAAACGTCATCAGGAATAGATAACCACTTGCCCTTTGGCGTTTTCGCTCCTATGCGTTCGCCAAAACCGTGACGCGCGACGGTGCGAGTGCGCGACTTGAATACCGAAGTGTCAATACCGTGTGGTAGGTTCGCCAGCTCAAGGTCAATGCAATCCTCCGGGTTTAACGTGCGGCGAAGGATAGCTTCTGCCCAAGCGGAGTATGCCAGCACCCGGTCGTAGCCTTTCAGGATGTGGGCGAGGACGGCGGTCAAGCGGTCGTTCGGCCCGGTCGCGTCCATTGGGAAATATCCCCAGCGCTTGAATGGCGGACTGTCAAGAAACTTTTTCAACTGCGGGTTAGAACAGTTTTCCGGTCGCGAGAACCAGAGCAGACGACTCGCGTCCCAGATCGTCATAACAATTCCGCGTTCGCTTCCGGCGAAGTCGCGCCATACTTCCGGCAGTTCGTGAATCACCCACTCGTTATTGGAAGCCCACTGGTACTGCGGAAATGGAAGCGAGCGGGAATACGAACCGCCGTAACCGAGAGTGCCGACGCGGTACACGTCCGAAAGATTAGCGGCGATGCGCACCGCGAGGTCACGGGCGATTCTCCCTAATCCCGTGCCAGAGGTTACTCCATCGGAGATGATGAGCAGCGGTATCGGCGGCATCACTTCGCTTTCGGCTTCATGATCTTATCCACTAGCACTTCGCCGACGTCAGCACTCTGTTCAAACGCTTCATTCACCATGAAACTTTCTTCGCGATATCGTTTCCTTTTTGTTTCCATGAAGTCGAGGCAATGTAGAGCCGAGGCGACTGCTTCGCGACTCGCTCCCTCGCTCAAATGATTAAGACGGTCTTTCAGTTGTTGCCGTAGGCGTTGCCGAGTGCGGTTTTCTTTTTCGAGATACGCGTAATCCTCCGCTTCGTTCTCGCGCTTCGACTGCTCGCGAAGGCGTTTTGCCCAAAGGTCGTATTCATTGGCATGATGTAGTTCATGCTTAATGTAACCGGCATCCACAAACGTGGAGGCGAAGGCATCGTCGAGACAGAAGCACAGGATGCGTCCGGTGTCGATGTGGGTCAGCACGCAGACGCGCTGCTTCTCTCCAATCTGGACGGGAGTGCGGGAGTTGGGAATGATGATGTCGCTCATTGGCAAGTACCCTTCGGATGACACACCGTAAATCGATTGCGACGATCACATCTCTTCACGATGATCTGCATATATGTACTGGAAACACCAAAGAATCTTCCCAGTTTCGCATAGCTCCAACCCGCATACTTGTGAAGAAAATAAATATCCGCACTCCGTTTGCGAGCTGACTTTAGCGAGTCCTCGGTGAACCCAACGCGACGCACGATACTGCGAAACTCTCTCTGCTTGCGACGGTTGCGCGACAGTCTGTCGATTACGCCAATCATATCGTGATCCTGTTCTCGGCCCACTCCAAATTTAGAGGAGGCGTATCGTCTTCCGCCGCGTGGTATTTCGCCTGATGCCGCATAGCGTCCGCTTCGTGGGAATGCCGCGTGAAGTACGCCATCGCCAGAGACATCAAATTATCGTCATGAAACCCGGACTCGTGCTCCAGTTTCGTGCGCCCGGTTTTTGAAGTCTTTCGCACCCAGGTGGAAAGTTGCCGGATCGACATTGGGGAATTGACTTTGATCCAACCGTTTGTTACTGCGTCCATGAACCGGGTGACAAGCATCGGACGACTCCAGAAGTTCGACCGCCAGCCGAGAATTTTGCTTTCCGTATGCACTTCTTTGTGGTCGTACTGCTGAAATTGATGGTGATAGAAGAAACCCATGAGCTTGAGTTGAAACTGACAGTCGTCACCATAACGCTCTCTTTGCTCGATGATGAATTTCACGCCACGCGGATCTCGCGTGTGCGCCCGACTCTCTGACCACTGTCCATACCATGCCGCAAGACACGCGGCAATCGAAGTCATTTGCGGAGCGTTGACGTTGTTCGAGACAAACTGCGCCGCTTCCTCGTCGCGGTGATTCCCTTTACGGTTCAGCATCATGCTACACACGGAACGGTCTTCGTCGGGATTGCCTAAGCCGTCAGCGGTATCAATGCCAGCCGAGTAGTCGCAGTTTTCTTCTGGAGGACGGAAGACTAGAAGTTTATTGAATGCCGGATAGTCTTCCGTGTCCTCGAATTCCTTCAGCGGAATCAGCTCCCAGTGGAGCATCTGTCCACCCTTCGTTTTCCACGAAACTTTGATACGCTCCTTGTCGTAATTAATGTGCTCAACGGGAGGTTCATAAGGATGATCGTCCTGCCCAATGAGTACGGACTGCCCGGTGATGGCGTAGGCTTGATAAGTTTTCTCGCGCCGCGAATTGATTTCTAAAATCGTTTCATCGGAAAAGACGAGATCGTTTTTACTTTGCAGCGCTTCATCATCCGAGACGGGCATTTGACTCAGCCAAACTTTGACGGTGTGGCTCGCTAGAGCTTCGGTAAAATTCGTTTCCCAGAACCACGCCTGCTCGCGCGGCATCTTCCAGTTCCCGCCCATGATCCGAGCCAAATAATCGGTCGAGCGGAT